ATGGAATTGACGATTGAACAATTGATGCAAGGGAAAGCAACTAGAATTAAGGATAAAGAGTATTTTACTACTGAAGCCTATGTAACTCCGTTTATAGACAGAGTATCTAAAATGACTGATAATTTTATCATTAATGCTAAGCCTGCTGACCAAATATCGCTTACTAAAGATGGGGAGATTAATTTTGATGATGTAATATACAATAGAGTTTGGATTCAAGGTGTTTTGCCGGACGAATATGCTTGGGATAATCATAAAAGAGTAATTAGTATGATTTATGCCCTTGATACTCGTAAACCATTAGTTAAGTTCTATGTAGGAGCTTTAAATATGGCTTGTCTAAACTTGTGTGTATTTAATCCAGAAATGTTAAATGTTTCTGAGCTAGAGCCAGAATCTGCTATTAACTATAGCTTCTTAAGAAATGCTATGTCGATGACAGATGAAACCAACTTAATGCTTAAGAAACTTTCAGAGATGGAGTATAAGAAAGATGATATATATGCTGACCTAGGTCACTGGGTTGACAACTGCATCAATTCTAAAATCAACATGGGATTTGGTTCTGTAAAATTAGCTGAATCTGCTCCGATTGATGTTTATAAAGATTTGTTTTATGATGAAAAATCTAAGTATTATACAACAGACAATGTTGTAGATGGATTTACCGTATATAACGCATTTACTGACTTGATTACCCAGGATAAGAGAGACTTAGTAAATAAATTCGAGAAGACATTGTTAATTAAGGACGTAATGGGTATTTAATATGCAAGTAGTAAAGAGAGACGGAAGTTTACAGGAATTTGACGGTAATAAGATAGTAGAAGCAATATCTAAAGCATTTAATGCTTGCTGTCCTGAAGAAAATAAAGAAGTCATTACAGCTATGGTGGCTGATATGCATTTATGGGACGGCATTACTATAGAAGAGATTCAGGACGTAGTAATAGAAACCTTGAGGGACTATGGTTACGATGATGTAGCCTCAGCATATTCTCAGTATAGAAGCGAACAATCTAGACTTAGAGAAATCATAGCTAAGATTAGTTATCAAGATAACTATATTAATAGTTCCGAAAATGCAGCTACTTCATCTGAAACAGATGGAAATGCTAATGTTGTATCTAAGAACGTTGCTACATTAGAGAGTGAGGATAGAAAGCGCGAGAACAGAGAAATTCAGCGCTATCGTATGAAGAAGAAATTAAAACTTCTTTATCCCGAACTCTCTTCTCAATATTCTAGAGACCTAGACAGTCATATTATTTATACTCACGATGAGGCTTCTACGTCAGTACTTAAACAGTATTGTATGGCAGTCTCGTTATATCCTCTAATGTTAGAGGGAGTAGGTAATATTGATGGAGTTACTCCTGGCCCTCCTAACGATTTGCAGTCATTTAGTGGACAGGTTACTAACTTAGTATTTCTATTGTCTTCTCAATGTAAAGGAGCAGTTGCTGTAGGTAGCTATTTTATTGCACTTAACTATTATATTATTGCTGAATACGGAGAAAAGTGGTACGAGAAGCTCGACTGTATATGTACTTCGGAACATTCTCTTATTAAGAGAACTATCGAAGATTCCATCCTTAAAGCTTTTAAACAGTTTGTTTGGGGAATTAATCAACCTGCTGGAAACAGAAGTTATCAATCTCCCTTTACTAATGTTTCGTACTATGATAAGACCTATTTTGAATCTCTATTTGGAGAATTTTACTATCCAGACGGAACTAAGCCGGAATGGGTAGCAATTGATACTTTACAGAGATTGTTCATGTCTTGGTTTAATAAACTTCGCTTGAAACAAGTTCTAACATTTCCAGTAGAAACCTTTGCTATGGTGCATGACGGTAAAGACATTATAGATAAGAACTATAAAGACTTATGTGCAGAAATGTATTCTCAAGGTCATAGTTTCTTTACCTATATCTCAGACAGTGCAGATAGTCTTGCATCTTGTTGTCGTCTTCGTAATGAATTAGCTGAAAATACATTTAGTCCTACCTCTGGTATGACTGGTGTAAAGACAGGTTCTTGTAATGTTATTACTCTGAATATTAACAGAATTGTCCAAGATTGGGCTAGACAAGAAACTACTTGGTGGAGTGAAGACGGAGACAAAAATCTCTTGCATTGTAAAGATAATGTTGCCCTACTCAAAAAATATCTAATAGATATTCTAGAGAGAGTATACAAGTATCACATTACCTATAAGACCATGCTCTATGAGTGGGAGGATAAGAAGATGTTTGCTTCTTCAAATGGAGGTTACATAAACATCAAAGACCTATATAGTACTATTGGGCTAAATGGTCTGAATGAAGCTGCTGAGTTCTTAGGAATGAAGGTATCTAATAATCCAGAATATTTTGAGTTTTTACAGCTCATACTTGGAACAATAAAAGAGCAGAATAAACTTCATTCTATCCATGACAAAAAGCGTCCCTTCTTATTTAATTCTGAAGTCGTTCCAGCAGAGGGACTTGGTGGTAAGAATTATAAATGGGATAAAGCAGATGGCTATTGGGTTCCTGAAGATAGGAATCTGTACAATAGTTACTTCTATAATGCCCATGATGATACATCAGTGTTGGATAAGTTTATACTTCATGGAAGGCAGACTTATCAGTATACAGATGGAGGTAGTGCAGCTCACATTAACTTGGAGGAACATCTGTCTAAGGAGCAATACTTGAAGCTTATAGACTTTGCTATTCAGCAAGGAACTAATTACTTCACGTTCAATATTCCTAATAGTAAGTGCGAGGATTGCAAACATATTGTGAAAGCCCCCATTAAGGTATGTCCTAAATGTGGAAGTGAACATATTACTCAATATACCAGAATTATTGGCTATCTAAGACCTATCACTGCTTTTGGTAAGGATAGAAGAATAGAAGCCGAGAAAAGAACATATTCTAAAGAAGTAAATTAAAAATGAGTAAAATTTTAATTATTCCAGATGTTCACGGAAGACCATTCTGGAGAAAAGCAAAAGAGAAGATTAATAGTGTGGATAAGGTAGTCTTTTTAGGGGACTACCTCGACCCATATGGTTATGAAGGTATTACTAGAGAGAATGCTATAGAGGAGTTTAAAGAGATTATCCAATTCAAGGTTGATAATCCCGATAAGGTAATACTACTCCTTGGAAATCACGACTGTGCTTATTGCTATGATTTCGGAAGTGCTTCTAGGTATGATTACGCTAATGCAGAGCTAATTAAGGAAATGTTTGAGAATTTCAAGTCTCTATTCCAACTCAAATACTTCTCGGAAGGTATTCTATATACTCATGCTGGAGTTACTAATGATTGGTTAAAGAGTATGGATTTTACTATTACTGACCTAATTACTAAGCCTGAGGACTTTCTAGTTGGCTTCCTATGGGAAGTATCTCGTATGAGAGGAGGATGGTCTAATACAGGCAGTATGGTATGGAGCGATGTCAGAGAAGGAGATAGAGAGTCTACATATTATCAAATATTTGGACATACTCAATTGGAATCAGAACCCATTATTACTGACAAGTTTGCTTGCTTAGATGTAAGAAGACCTTTTATATTAGATACAGAAACTAAAAAGATTGAGGAGTATGCTTAAATATGTTGATGCCAGAGTAGTCTTTCAGGAAATTCCGGATGAGATCACATTAGCTATAAATATATCTAACTGTCCTTGTCATTGTAAAGGATGTCATAGTCAATACCTAGCCGAAGATATAGGTAAACCATTAATTGAATATCCGCAGGGGTTCTCTGATGATTACATTATTCATCTAGACGAACTAATTACAGATGGTATTTCGTGTATAGCATTTATGGGAGGGGATTCTGACCCTCACTTAGTAAATGTGTTAGCTAGTTTTGTTAAAGATTATTATCCGAATTTAAAAGTGGCATGGTACTCAGGTAGACAAGAACTATCAGAGCACGTGAATATGAAGCATTTCGATTATATCAAGCTAGGTCCATATATTGAAGAAAACGGGCCTTTAAATAGTAAGACAACTAATCAAGTTATGCTTCATATAGATAATAGCTGTGGAAAACCCATAGTTAAAGACATAACATCACGTTTTTGGAAATGATTCTTAAGGTTGCATATGATGATAACAGTCAACATCTGGTTGACGAATTAAAAAAGGTTCTTTCTAAATATCCTTTAGTAGAATTACAAACTTACCATGAAGGCTTGTTTAAGGAACGTAAAAACGCCTTCAAGCTTAAGGGAGGTTTTAGCGCTAGACATACTCCATTTGCTGTATTAATTGATAATGATGCAGCTCCAGTAATGGCATTCTACAGTGAAGCTAATACTTGTACCATAGAAGAGATAATGAAAGCATTAAATAATCCTGTAGTGTATGGTAGAATTGAAGGTTAAAGATATTATTGAAAGGAAGAAACTTCTGATAAAAGGACTTGAAGAGAATATCTTCAAGGACTTTACTGAAGAAGAAGAAAATCTCTTGCACTCCAAGCACGGAATGATTAAAGTTAGTCATAGGTCAGGCGCTGGTAAAGTGTACGAAGGGATAACTGGAGCGTTTAAGGTTGGGCTTCCTCTAATTATTGATAGTGAGCCGACTAAGATAATACAGAGAATTACCATGATAGATTGGGACTCTAGTATGTTCCAGGATGCAGATGGAGAGTGGTTTATATTTGAATTTACTCCAATAAGACTCTACGAATTAAGTGTATGATAAGAAAATTTACTAACATCGTTTGTGTATATTACAACGACAAAAATTATATTCCAGCTAAGTATAATTGTCCAGACTTAGAGATTGATGATGTAATTCTCAACCTGACTACAAACAAGGAACAGAATTATGAAAAGATTTCTGAGATTATTGTTGATTATGCCTTTGCTTTGTTCTGTAACAAATCTGATTTAAAAGATTTTTCACAAGACCATAAGAAGTATAAGAGGCAGAACTGGAAATTGCTCGACTTTAGGGAAATAATTAAAACAACAGAGATAAAACCAAAAGATCAGAAATGAAATATGGAGTTATTTTAGCTAGGTTTCAGCCCATTCACAATGGGCACCTAGCTTTAATTAAAAAAGCTTGTTCAGAGAACGATAAGGTTCTTTTGTTAGTTGGTAGTGCTGATAAAGTAAACAAGCGTAATCCTATTCCTATAAAGGTTAGGATAAAATTACTAGAAACTGCCTTAGAGGACGAAGGTTTACTTAGTAGATGTATCATTCAGCCTCTTAATGATTTGACTGATGAGTCTGATAACTCTCAGGATTGGGGATTCTATTTATATGCTAACATAGTTAGTATTATAAAAGAGTCCCATTTTAATATCTACTATAGCGATGGATACGAAATTATTACAACATGGTTTCCAAAGTTTATGCTAAAGGGTTATATATCAATGACTCTCATGGCAAGAGAACAGGTAGAAGAAGGTATATCGGCTACTGTTGTAAGAGATGCCCTAAGATCTAATTTAAGCCTAGAAGGACTAGTTCCTAAGTGTGTTATAGATGCAAGATTTTATTTAACTGAATTTATTTTATTACATGAAAGTACTCATAATTAATAAATCAAGACATCAACTTCCTCAGTATGAAACTCCCTTATCAGCAGGTATGGATATTAGAGGAGACTTTAGTAGAATTAAGTTAGTAGACAATAAGCCTGAAAAATTCTTTTTCGATGCTGATGTTGTAGCTATTAGTAAAATTGAAGATCCAAATGGTCCATTTGTGGTAGACAAGGAAGGAAATCCTACTAATAGAAGAGTTCCCAGTATTCCCGTTGCTTCTACTATTGAAATAAAGCCCGGAGGTAGATGTTTGATTCCGACTGGATTGTTTATAGCCTTACCTAAGGGTTACGAGGCGCAAGTTCGACCACGAAGCGGTCTTGCATTAAAATTGGGACTTACTGTCCTTAATTCACCTGGAACCATTGACGCCGACTACAGAGGAGAGATTGGAGTTGTATTAGTGAACACTTCCAATGTCCCAGTTAGAATTACTGATGGAGAAAGAATTGCCCAAGTAGTAATTGCTAAGCATGAAACTATAGAATGGGAAGTTGTTGAAGAATTACCTTCTACTGAACGAGGAGAAGGAGGATTTGGACATACTGGAGTATGATATGGGTATTAATGGTGTTAGGGTTATGTAACTTAGCCCTAATACTTTGTCTCATGCGGAGAGTTGAGGACATTAGTAATCAAATCAAAACTAATTATCACTTTATTGATGATATAAGAGACAAAGTCAAGTATCTAACTTCTCTAATGGATATACGAGTGAATATTCCAGAAGAAATCGAGAAGCAATTTGGTAAGATGAAAAAGGAAATTGTTGTTAAAAATGTATTAAAAGTACCATGACTAAAGGGGAATTGAGGTCTAAAATATTAGAACTCGAAGAAGCTATGAGAGAAGAAGACAGCAAGTCTACCACAGCTAAACTAAGTGATGAATGGGATGAATTAATGAGTAAGTTGGAAGATGTTATCTATGACGAACTCGAAGGTGTTGCAGTTAAAATAGTCACTGAAAGAATTGTTGATAAATACGATGTAGACACTGATATATTAATTGCAGAGTATATGGAAAGTGGAGACCTAGAGGAATCATTTAAGATAGCAGCCGAGGAGTGCGATTGCGGTTGGAAGACAGATATTACAAAAAGAATATTAAAATAATTACTACTATGACTAAAGAAGGATTTGTAAAGCTTATTGAAAATGCTCAGAACTATTCTAAGGAATTGGATAGATGGTCTGATTTTGGAATTGATTTGTTTGAACTTCCTATATCCGAACTAGGTTGGGGATTCTTAAATACGGTACTTCCGGAATTGTTCTCTGATGAAGGAGTGGACTGGGTTAATTGGTGGTTATTTGAGAAGCCTGGACTATTCAAAAATAGTCTTCCTAATGAAGCTTATGATGAAGACGGAAATATAATTCCTACTGATACTATAGATGATTTGTGGAACTTAGTTAAGGACTATCAGAAATGACACTAGAAGAACTTAAAAAGAAAGTAGTCACTATTACAGTACACAAAAATATTGTATTAGGAGAAGATTTACAGGAAGAATGGCTAAAGAAATATATAGAGGAAGAGTTCGTTAGCGATGAAGAGCTTTTGAAAACCTTAATCGAGAATGAATATGACTACAGTGGACTAGATGATGTATTAGACTATGATGATTATAAGGTAACTATTCATGATTAAATATTTGTTAAGCAAAGCCTCAACTGGCAAATTTAGAGTTGTATATTTATCTACTACAGAACAGTGGGATGAAGAAAAAGCTGGATTTGTAATTAATAGAGTTACAGGACAGCTACATGGAAAGATGACAGAGCAACCAGAAATAGTCATTACTAAAGGAAAAGCTGGTAGAACGCATAGAGAACAACTTGAGTTGCAGTTTAAGTCTGAGCTTAAGAAATATTTAGATAAGGGTTACAAGGAGCTAGAGAACGATCCCGAAACTTATAGCGAAACTCAATTGGAAGAATTTTATGGAGACATTAAAACCGACCAGAATGGATTTGCAAAGCACATGCTTGCAAAATCTGCAGATAAAGTTAAGGAATCCTCAATCAATAAGGTTAAGTATTGGTATGCTAGCCGAAAAATTGATGGAGTTAGGTGTTCCTTCTACTACAAGGATGGTGAGATTTTATCTGCTTCCAGAGGTGGGGGAAATTATGACTATTCAACAAGCCATATCCGAAACAATGAGAGATTGCTTGAGTTCTTCAGGAATCATCCCACTTACATTCTTGATGGAGAGTTGTATAGACATGGTAAAAGTCTCCAACAAATCAGTGGAGCAGCTCGTCTTGAGAAAAACGCAGTTGACTGCGACTGGCTTGAATATTATGTTTACGATATAATGATTCCTAGTATGAAGTTCTCTGATAGGCTTGAAATTCTTAAGCAGCTTCAGAAAGAACTTAATCTTGGATTTAATCCAGATAAAGATTGGGAAGAGGGTGAGTTACAATTGCAAATAGTCCCGCAGGAAAAGGTCTCTGGGTACGAGAATATTATGAAACTGCACAACCAATATGTTTCAGAAGGTTGGGAAGGAGTAGTATGTAGAAATCCAGATAAAGAGTATGGCTTCGGCAAGCGTACTAATGATATGCTAAAATTTAAATTCTACAAAGATGCAGAGTTTGAAATTACTGGTTTATCAGAAGGTCTTCGGGAAGAAGATATGTGTTTTACGCTAATAACAGAAGATGGTATAGAATTTAAAGCTAAACCAATGGGTTCTAGAGAACTTAAACAGCAATATAGGGAAAGACTTAAGGAGCTGATAGGAAAGATGGCTACTGTTAAGTACTTCTATCTATCTGATGAAGGTACTCCATTGCAACCTGTACTAAAATGTATTCGCGATTATGAGTAAGTACAAATTTGATGTGTCGCTTGTTATATCTGGTCTTAGTGAAGGAGTATTCGAACTGCAGCCTAGTGACTATCTATACTGTGAGGACGAAGATGAGTTATTTGATGAAGTTAACGATACATTGTGTGGTACACTTCGCAAGCATATCAAGTTCTCTAGAGTATACACTTGCGAATCAGACTGGCGTTACCCAAAAGGATTTTTGGAAGAATGGAGGCGATTAAAGAATGAGCGCTGAAGATATAATTATTTTAGTTATCGCTAATATAGTTGGCAACAGCTCAAATAGATTCGGGCAATCACACGAGCTGTATCTTCCAAAGTCTCTAGAGTCAGAAGTACATGATAAGTGGGACAACTGCTATCATCAAGGCAAATACTATATAGCTGGAAATACTTTTAAAATCAATTTTTATGAAGAAGATTAAGTATAGGCAATATTACTACGATGGGAACTTTTCTAACCTAGAGTTAGAAGTTCCCGACGAATGCCGTATCTATGAGATAGGCTTTATGAATATATCTCACAAGATTGAAGAAGGTGAGACTAAAGCTTATGTTTTTCTTTGTCCTTCAGAAATCGAGGATTCTAAACTGCTTTGTAATGTTTATCTATCTTACCTAGACGATGTTTTTATAGAAAACTCAGAAATACCTATACAGAATGTAGAGGAGGCTCCTAGATTTGAAAATGCGTATATGGTAAGATACTACAAAGATGCTGTGGCAGAAAACAAAATATCAGCTATTCTAAGTAAAATAGGAAAGCTCAGTGAAGCTTCTGAACAGGATAGGAGTGACTTACAAGTATTATATAAGGAATCTAAGGGTATATCCGAAATATCTAAGCTTAGACGTATTACTTATAAAGGTATAGAGATAGGTAGTGTGTATTTCAAGAACTGGATAGATGGAACAGAAGTTGCTTCTATGGCTGTTAGTGAATTACCATATGGACGTATATGGTTTGAGGAGTTCTCTAATTCCAATGATATAGCTGCTAAGTTTAAGGAAGAAGCAGATAAAATCTATAATTCTATAATAAATTACTAATTATGTATTTAAGTATTCGATTAGATGATGACAGCGTTGAACTAATGCAGTCTGACATCGAAGATATGTGGAATTATCTGAAACAGGATACGGAAAATTTTGTGTATCATACAGCCTCGTACATAGAAGGTCTAGAGTTGGAGTATTATGCAGATGAGCTTAGACCGCTATATGAGACATTGAAAAACTTCTTTGAAAATGAGTGATGTAGAAAAACGCTATATTTGGTTAGTTAATCATCTAATCTGGAATGGCTCTAAGCAGAAAAACGGGGTTTATTGGGTAAAGATAACCAAAGAGAATGCAGCCCTTCTTGAAGAGAAATATGAAGTGTGCGATACTCGCGCCTTGAAGGGAGGGCTTAAAGTAAATGTTATAAAAATGTGTGATAATTTTATTGTACTTGATACACGATGAAATACGAAAAATTTGATATTCTAAAGAAAGCTAAATATTCTATCGTTCCAAATAATAGAGAACTGTACGTAGTCTATGTAGAATGTGACGCAAACGACGGTGATTACATGAGAGGTACTATTGAATTTGATAAAGAATCGTTTGAAGAAGACGAGCTTCTCCTATTGGTTTTATCATATGTTAGTAAGTATTCCGGAAGATTTTCTGAGAAAGGATGGAACTCTGCAGGATATGGGCAGTATGTAGACGAAAACACAGATTTTCCTTGGTTGTCGGAGTATCTATCTGAAAATGATATTCTGATATTCGCTGGAATGTGTGATACCATGTGCCATAGCGTATCTCAGATACGTATAGAATATTATGACAACGATGGAAGAAAGAATAAGGTAGAGCTTCCTGATGTAGATAATCTTTTTGAAAACAAACAGGAGTTTGTGGATTATTTAAATAGTCTGTACAAACTGTATTATGATGAAATTGAATAATGGAGGAAAGCTCCCAGACAAGTTTAAAATAGCTAATCAAGAAATAACCGTAATCATAGAAGATTCTCTTCCAAATAACGATTACGGTTATTTTTGTGATGCTACTAACACTATTAAATTGGCGAGAACAGTAAAGTCTGAATATGAAGGAAACGTCTCTATGAGTGATGAACAGCTTAGGAATACATTTTATCATGAGCTGTTTCATGTTTTCCAGTTCTATTACAATAATGAATTTAATGAGATTCAGGCTCAAGTATATGCTAACTTTATGTGTGAATTTATAGAAACTACTGAAGAACCATTTTAAAAATATAAGAAATGAAGTTATCAAAAAGTAAGAAAGCCAATGTCAATTATTTGGCAAAGATTGTAGAAATTAAGAATTTTAGACAACACAGTAACCCAGAAGTAACTAGACTTAAGTGCTGCACTATTGATGGATTTAACATCATTACTGGCATTGATTCCCAGCCAGGATTGTATGTTTATTTCCCAACTGCTTGTTGCATTAATCCTGATTTTCTAAGGTATTGCAACTTGTACAGACATAAGGAGTTGAACAACGACCCAGAACAAACTGGTATGTTTGAAGACAATGGTAGAGTCAAAGCTATTAGACTTAAAAATGAACTGTCGGAAGGTTTTATTATGCCCATTATACAGTTCCAAAACTACATAATGTCCGTAACTAATAAAGAGATAGAAATTGAAGTAGGAACTGAATTTGATATTGTAGAACATGAAGGCAAAGAATTTTGGATTAACAAGAAGTACATCCCTAAGAGACAGCAAGGACAAGGTGGCACACCACGTAACAACCAAACGAAGAAGGTCAAAGGAATCAGCAAGGTCATTGATGAACAATTTAGATTCCACTACGACACAACTCTTATTAAGAAATGTCCTAATGTAATTCATCCAAATGATTTAATCAGTATTACTGAGAAAATTCACGGAACTTCTGGTATATCAGCTTATGTGCTTTGTAAACAAGATCTGAACTGGAAACAGAAAATCGCTAAATGGCTTACTGGAGAAGAGTTCAATAAGTATGACTATTTGTATGCTTCTAGAACGGTAATAAAGAATCAGTTCTATAATAAGAATGTTACTCCTGGATTCTACGGGTGTGACGTTTGGGCGGAAGCTGATAAAATAGTTAAACCTTGCTTGTCTAAAGGTATGACTGCATATTATGAAATCGTTGGTTTCTTACCTAATGGTGGCTATATCCAAAAGAATTATGACTATGGCTGTATGCCTCCTAAAGAAGGAGAACAGTATACTCACGAAAAGCACTTTAAAGTGCGAATATATCGTGTAACATTAACTAATGTTGACGGTGTAGTTCACGAATTTAGTGCTAGGGAAGTTCAACAATGGTGCGCTAAGGTAGGTCTTATCCCAGTAGAAGAGTGGTATTATGGTACTGCCAATAGCTTATATCCAGAACTTAACGAAGCTGAGCACTGGAACGAAAATTTCATGGAGAAATTAGCTAACGACGCTAGATTCTATATGGAGCGAACTTCGCCATCTTGCGATAACAAAGTACCTCATGAGGGAATAGTTATTAAGATTGAGAATATGAAATCTGAGGCATTTAAGCTTAAATGTTTTAAATTCCTAGATAAGGAAGGAAAGGAACTTGACAAAGGTGAAACTAATATTGAAGACGAAGCATGATAATAAGTTATAATGTAGAGGTAGTTAAGAACTACGATGTGAATATCCCTAAGTTAATCGACCAAGTGGTGAAAACACTTAAGGAAGATGAAGAGGGAGAAGTTGAAGGCTGGATGATACTTAATGAAGCGGGAGATAACATAGATTATCATCTGCGGAACTTAGGCTTTCCTGACTCTGATTGTCTAACTGACTATGTCATTGATGATATTTTAGACGAAATGGAGAAAGAGCTAGTAAAACAAGGATATGAATGTTAAAGAGTACTTAACTAGTAAAAAGTATGGCAGTTTGCGTTACAAGCTGTCGTACTTTTTTCATAGTAAAATTCCTTTCCTTTCTCCTGGCTGGAACGAGTATCGTAATCCATGGTATCACTGGTGGAAAGCCAGAAAATACTTTAAACGCCCCAAGGCCCACTTTCTATTTAGAAAGAACTTTTGGACATTTGGACTTCCCATAAGAAGAGACTACTATAGTCCGGTGATAGATATAGGATTTCATGCATTAGGATGGAAGGATAAATGGGACAGTCCCAGACACGAATGGGACCCGATGATTTGTATAACATTTTTCAGAACTTGGCATTTATTATGGATATTTAACTGGGCTACTAAACATAAAAAGGATAGTATTACTGGCAGCATGGCTACTTGGGAAGCTATTCTAGACTATACTAGATATGATAAATCTCTAAGCTATGTAGTAGACAATCATATATGGTCGTATGACCGTGATGGTGAAAAGGTTTATATTAGTATAGTACCTAATATGACTAGAGAAGGACTAAATAAATATTCTGATGAATCCAAACACACTGAGAAAGATACAGAGATTGGAGGCTGGTGAATCGTTTATAACAAGCGAGCCGGGAAATTCAATGCTCCCTCTGTATAAGAGCAATGAAAAGCATCTTGTCACTCCTATAAGGTGGCAAGAATGTAATGTTGGAGATGTAGTATTTTGTAAAGTTAGAGGCGCTTGCGTTACTCATAAAGTATACGCGATAGACTCAAACAAAGGATGCCTTATTGGAAATAACAAAGGGCATATGAATGGATGGACTAAAAATGTTTACGGATTAGCTCATAAGATATGAAAATATGTGCAATAAGTGATTTACATGGATTTCTAATTGATTATATAGAGCCATGTGAACTTGTTTTAATATGTGGAGATATTGTTCCTCTTTATATGCAGAGAAACAAGCCACAGTGTGAGAAGTGGTTGAAGACTGTATTTGCAGATTGGATTAAATCATTGCCGTGTAAGAAGGTAGTATTTACAGCTGGAAACCATGATTTTGTTTTTGAAAATAGGGATTTTCTTTGGAATAACTCTGTGATTAAATTTCCTACAGAAGGAAAAGCTGAATTTCTTGATAATTCTCATCTAGACTATCTAAGTGATGAAGGAAAGGTATATAGAATTTATGGAACTCCGGCCTGCCATGAATTTGGTAATTGGGCTTTCATGTATTCTGATGAGAAACTGGAAGAAATCTATTCACATATCCCAGGAAATTGCGATATATTGATTAGTCATGATGCTCCCGCATTAAATGATTGTGGTATGATTCCGCCTGGTAGGTGGAGTTCTACTCCCATAAATGCAGGAAATGAGGTCTTGGCTAAGGCTATTATAGATAAGAAACCGAAGTATGCTTTTTGTGGACATATCCACGAAGGAAATCATTGGCTACTAGATGCAGGCGAGACAAAGACCGCCAATGTATCTATTCTCGATGACTCTTACGATATTAATTATGAACCTTTATATTTGGATATTTAATACTATTCTGGTCTATATATTTGGAGGATTAGTATTGTCATTAGTAACAGTTGGAATTTATGAGATAATACAGGAAGAAAAGGACTTCCTTGAAACCTACGGGTCTAGATTCACTTGTAAATATTAAAAATTAATCAAATGGAACAAGCTGTATTTCAAAGAATGTTGGGAGAATTTAACGAAGTTAATGAACGTGCTGTTAAGCTCAGAGATTTTATCCTAGGGGATAAGTTCAAGGAGGTTGACAACCTTAATAAAGACTTACTAGTCGCCCAACTAAAAGCAATGGAAGCATATATATCAGTACTATCTATTCGTATTGGTCTTAATGCTCCTAAAGATGAAATTTCAGAAGCCCAGGTTGTAAAAGAAGGTGAGTAAAAAAATCATTTTCACAGACCGTTCTGACTCACTGTTGACGAGTTATCTCAGGGATATATCTAAATATAAGATTTTAGATAGTACTGAGGTAACTCGTCTCATTTGTGAGGCTCAAAAAGGAGATGATGTTGCTAGAGAACAAGTCATAAAATCAAATCTTAGGTTTGTTGTGACTATCGCCAAGCAATTTCAGAATAGAGGTATTCCTTTAATGGATTTAATCTCTAGTGGAAATGAAGGATTAATGAAAGCTATTGATAAGTTTGACCCAGAAAGAGGAGTTACATTCTTGTCATATGCTGTATGGTGGATTAGACAAAGTATCTATAATTCTATATATTGGCAAGCACGAGAAATTCGTCTTCCAATGTCTCAGCAATTATTGGTAATAAGTATACTCGATGCAACTAATAAATTCTTGCAATCGCATGATAGAAATCCAAGTTCCGAAGAAATATCAGAAATGACTGATATTCCTAGGGAGCAAATTGACTATCTAGCACAGTTTTCTAATAAGTTAGTTTCTGTGGACGATTTCATAGGAGGAGATGAAGAAAACAGTCAAGTCTGTGATATTATTCCAGATGGTGAAGATCCCCTTGACGAACAAGTAAATAAAAGCTATGTAACTAAAGAGCTAGAGAATCTACTTTCTAAATTAACAATTAGAGAGCATGATTTAATCTGTATGCTATTTGGTATAGGAATGGCTCCGGTCAATCCTAAAATTATAGCTGATATGTACGGTGTTGGAGGAGAAAGAATAAGACAGATGAAGGAGGGAGCTTTAGCTAAATTAAGACGTAGATTTTCTAATCAACTTAAAAATTTAATGTAATGAAATTCGGAGAAATATTGTCTAAGTTACAAGAGGGAAAAGTAGTAAGAAGGAAAGTATTTCAGAGCAATCTGGTGATATTTATGCAGATACCTGCAATGATTTCTGGAGATGGAATACCTGCCATGCGTTCTATCCCTGATGATATGAAAGCTCTTATGTGTAGTTACGGTGTAGGTATTACATACCATGACCAGTTTATCATGTATGACTTTTCTGATAGGACTTGTACTTACTATCCTTTTGATGGTGAAGATATAAACGCAGATGATTGGGAAGTAGTTGATCCTTTAACTTATGACCCATATGACGACTTTAGATAATTATCCAATGGGTGCAGCTAATGACCCTAGAGCACCTTACAATGAACCACTACCTACTAAGGTTAAGGTAGAAGTAGGAGTTGAATTAGGGTTATTTGTAGATGTAGAAGTAATAGATGAAGATGATATTAAAGGTGCAGTTGAAGAAGCTATTTATAATAGGTTCAAATCCAAAGATGTTGAAATAAATAACATCGAAATCTATCAACATGATTTATTTAGTAAGTCGGAATAAAACTTTATTTGTGTCTACAAAATACAAAGAAGTAAGTTTCGAAGAGGCAATGAAAATATTGTTGCCTCTTTCTTTAGTTCAATTTGATACTGAAACTAAGGGATTAGATGCGCATACTAAGGAGTTACTAACTGTGCAACTAGGTTGCAAAGAAAATCAAGTTGTCTTTGACTGGACAACTATGTCAGCAGAAGAGAAAGCTGAGATAAAGAATTATTTTGAGTCTGATAGAGTATTTCTTGGATGGAATTTAATGTTTGACTTAGGGTTTTTATATGTGCAGGATATTTGGCCAAATTATATCTGGGATGGTATGATTGCCGAGAAATTACTTTGGTTAGGCTATCCAGCTAATATAAGAGAAATGAGTTTGAAAGCAGCTGCATGGAATTATCTAAACTATGACTTAGATAAATCTGTTCGAGGTAAGATTATAAATGACGGTCTTACTGAAGATGTAGTAGTCTATGCTGCAGGAGACGTAATGTGGCTAGAAGACATTAAAGAAAAACAAGAAATAGAGCTTGCTAAGCAAGAATTAAATCTTGCTATGAAACTTGAGTGTGAGTTTATCAAGAGTCTTGCTTATTTCAAGCATTGCGGCGTTCATCTAGATGTCGTAAAATGGAGAAATAAGATGGCTAAAGACCTTGTTAAGCTGAAGGATGCTGAGCAAGAACTAAATGATTGGGTAGTTCAATGGGATTCTGAAAAGAGACATGAGCATGACGGATGGGATATTAAATATCCAGAACTGGAATTTTATAACCTTATGGAAATAGAGGATGAAGTAGCTAGACTACTAAAAGAGAAATATGTCCGATGCCCTCAGGAAGACCTTGAAACACCAGACGGAAAGGTTAAAGCTTATAGAAAAAGAGTAATAAGTCAATTTACTAAGGTAGATAATCAAGGTGATTTATTTAATGGCTTTGATACCAAGCCTAAGTGTACAATTAACTGGAGTAGTTCTCAACAAGTTATCAAGTTATTTGAATTACTAGGAATTAAAGTCAAGACATTTGATAAGCAAACTAAGAAGGAAAAGAAATCTGTCGAAGCTAAGCTTCTAGCTCCACAGGCTAAAGATTTCCCGATTATTCCTATTTATCTAAAATATCAGGAAGCTGCAAAAGTGGTTTCTACTTATGGGGAAAACTGGTTGAAGGCAATTAACCCTAAGACTGGAAGAATCCATGTAGATTTTCACTCACTAGGAGCTGATACAGCTAGAGTAAGTTCTGGAGGAGGAGTATATAAACTTAATCTACAGAATTTACCCCATGACAAGGAAACTAGAGCATGTTTTACTGCAGAGAAAGGTAATAAGTGGATTTCTGCGGATTATCAGTCTCAAGAAAGTAGAATCATTGCTTCTGTATCTAAGGACGAGGCTATGATTGAGCTATTTGAACATGGCTGTGGGGATGTTCATAGTCTAGTAGCTAAAATGTCTTATCCGAATATTATCCCTAGAGACTGTCCTATAGAGGATATAGCTAAATTATATCATGCCCAAAGACAGGATGCTAAAGGTATTGAATTTGCCATCAATTATGGAGGCGATGCAAATACTATAGCTAATAACAAGGGGCTACCGTTGTCAGAAGCTCAAGAAATCTATGATAACTTTATGAAGGGTTTCCCTGGAGTAAAACAGTATCAAGATTATTGTAGAATGGCGGTAATGAGGGATGGTTATATTTTGTTAAATCCCATAACTAAGCATAGAGCACATATATATGATATTGATGACCTCTGGCGGATTTCTAAGAAGTTCAATGACCCAGAGTTCTGGAATTATTACAGAGAAATGAAGAGAGATTCTCCTGGCTGTGATACCGTCCAAGACGTTAAGAGATATTTTCAGAGAAAAGCAGCATCTGAAAAGCAGTCTATCAATTATCGTATTCAGAACAGGGGAGCAATGTGTTTTAAGCTTTCCTCTATTAAACTATTTAATTGGATTAAGGAGCATAAGCTTCTTAACATTGTTAAGATGTGTGTTCCAGTCCATGACGAGTTTAATCTAGAATGCCCAGAATCTATTGCCGATGAAGTATCTAAGGTATTAGTTAAATGTATGATAGATGGAGGGAAACCATTCTGTCCTAATGTATTTTTAGGTGCAGATGTTACTGTATCAGATCATTGGATTCATTAACGAATAAGGGGCTATAGTAGTGATGCCAAACCTGAGCCCCCTTGGCCTACTAACAGTGCCTACAGTCCAAGGCGTAATGCTGAGAGCGCAGTTAGGGCATCATTTTTAATTAAATATAGTAGTGTATGAAAAAATTATTTGGTTTATTGTTAATAGCAATTATTGCTTTAAGTTCTTGTGCAGACAGCAAGACTTTTGAGAGAGCTGATGGAACTAAGTTTGTAGCTGAACCTTATGGTTGGGCAAACTATCAAACTAAGAAGATTGAGGGAGTAACCTATGAAGCGTGTATTGGTAACATTGTTTGGGATGTTATTGCTGTAGAAACTATAGTCATTCCAATATGGCTAACTGGGTGGGAATTATATGAGCCAGTATCTTTTGTTGAACCAAACGTCAAGTAATTATGAATGTAGAATTTACAACAACAGAATTAATTACAGATGAAGAGATTCTAAGCGCATTTGGAGAATCCATCCGATTTGACGAAGGGAAGTTTAAGATAGATTCTTTTATTGATTGCTTAGAAGACAGAGCTGACGTAATGGGTCTTTGTATTACTGAGAAATCTAAGAAAGAATTGTTACAACACCTTAAAGAATTAGTAATTAAATTAGTAAGCGAGTTGTAAGTATTGTTTTAATTAGACATAGTATGCTGAATGAGAATTTGATGGATTCCAAAGATATTATAATTGCTAAGTTAAAATTAGCTATAAAAGAGTTTCAAGAGTATGATATTGAGCGTAAGAAATACTATAGTAATGCTCTAGTGGAGCTTGGAAAATTAAAGGATGAAATTGAAGAGCTTAGAGGAATAAATAAATATTCTAAGAGCTATATAGCTATGAAAGATGAAAATAGGAGACTTAAAGCATCTTTAGCTCGGAAAGGCATTAAAGAATTAACGGATTTTTATGATGTTAAGAATGTTGAATTAATCATTCAAAATCAGACTTTAAAAGGAGAAAATAGAAAACTTCGCGCCCGTAATAGCGAGTTGATTAAAAATAATAAAATGTTAATTAATAAATTGAATAAATATGAGTAGTTACTTAACTATATATGGTGTTCCTAAAAATGAAGGTAAGCCTATAGATATTGTTAGCTTTAGTCGGTCCCACTGTATATATAGTGCAATTTGCGATGAAGTTAATGTGGCATGGGCTGGAGAAAGTGAGGTATATACCAACTTGAATACTTCAGACTTAGATGGAGTTATTCATAGTATTGAAGAGGATATAAAATCTTCTGCTGAGAGATTAACTCTATATGAAAAATATGCTGCCAATAATCCAGATTATATTGAGGAGATTATACTCTTAAAGGAGTATCTAGAGGAGCTTACTACTAGTAAAAATTATTGTGAGTTTCTACGGTATATCATATCGTGGACATCTTTAGGCTTTTCTGACTTCAGTCAAATTTGTTGTAACGTAGGTTAACATGAAATTTAAATTAGAATTTACATTTGATATCTCCGATAGCTCGTTATTGATAGACGCTAACGATGGTAGATCTGAAGAATATACTAGTTTAGAAGATGTACCAGAAGATACTCTGATGGACGTGGTATATAATTATCTAGATGGAGTTATAGAAGGTATAACTTACGACCAAATAACTGTTAAGAAATTATGAAAAGGTTTTTAATTCATGTTTCTACATATTGGTGTGGAATGGATGATACATTTAGAGCAGTCGCTGAATCAGAGATGGAGTTATGGGATTTAGCCGAACAACTAGCTTATGATAACTTTCAAAGCTACAGCTGTGAGAACGATATAGCTGAGGAAGAAGGCTATGACCCAGATGAAATGGAAGAAAGTGACTGGGATGAATTATGGAGTAGAGTAGACGAGAGTACCTACTATAGTTTTTCCATAGAAGAATGTGAAGATGACGAAGAATGGAATGAATATAGCGGAGAAATCTATGGAGAAGACAAGGTTTTACAATAGAGAGGATTTGAAGGCTAAAGATGTAGCACGTCTTATTAGCATATGGGAAGGAGAAGCTGGAGAGTCTTTTACTGACTATTGTAACTTCTCGCGAGAAGCCGATAAAAACTTCTTACTATTCTTAGCAGAGAAGTATCCAATACTTTACGATTATCATTGTAAGGTTGCAGGCAATGACTGGCTAGACCATTGTATTCAGTATGTAGTTGACCACTGTGGGGAGTATCTTACCCAATGGGTTCCTGCTGAAGAGTATCATCTCTCCTGGCAGTTAGAAGAGATGGCAATATACCCTCTTGCTGATTTTATTCTAAAGGATGATGGAGCATGGGAGGACTTTGTAGACTTCTTCACAAGTGAAAAAGAAACTGCAAGTGGAACTCCCTATATTGACTGCTATGATATTAGAGAATTATTTGAAAATGGAGATGTTTAAGTTTTACGAAGTAGGAGGTAAGGTACGGGATGAACTTCTCGGCCTTACTAATAAGGATATTGATTATGTAGCAGTTCCATGCGAGGAAGCTTTAAAGGAAAACTTGACTACCTGTGATATGTTTCAGTTATTATGGGAACATTTAATAGCAGAAAAGTTTGAAATCTTCTTAGTAACTCCAGACTGCTATACAATTCGAGCTAGGTTTCCGGAGGGCTATAAGTATCAAGGAGTGGCTGATTTTGTAATGGCTCGTAAGGAGGTAGGGTACATTCCAGGTACTAGAACTCCAATAGTTGAGCCAGGAAATCTCTATGATGATTTATTACGTAGGGATTTTACTGTTAATGCTTTAGCTAAAGACCCTGATACTGGAGAAATCATTGATTATTTTGGAGGTCTTAAAGATATTAAGGAGAAACTTCTTAGGACTCCATTACCTCCTATTATAACCTTTGATGATGACCCTTTAAGGATTCTCAGAGGCATAAGATTCTCTATTACCAAGAGACTACGGGTATCTGAAGATATGTGGCAGGCTATGAAGGCTTATGACTATTTAGACAAAATGCCAGTAGTATCTGAGGAGAGAATAAGGGAAGAACTGACAAAGTGCTTTAAGTGTAACTCATCTTTAACTCTAGGGTGGTTATCTGAACTCACTGATTTAAGAGATTACATTTTTAAGAACACTAATTTATGGCTTAAGCCAACTAGTGAAAAATAAATGTACAATATTATAACAGAACGTAATCTAAGAGAGGCTTTAGAATCAATTCCAGCACAATATACTGGAGATATGGAAAAGATAAAGCAGATTAGATATAGTACAGGTAGAGGAGTGTATATCTGTAAGATGTTAGCCGAGAGGAAAGAAAGTGTGGAAGAGGCAGTTAAATTGTATCACGATATAATGAAAGTAATTGTTAATGGTTGATTCAGAAAATTTATGTAGAAAAGCTATGGAAATCTATGGGTTTCCTGCTCAAGCCGCTATGGTAGTGGAAGAATGTAGCGAGTTAACTAATGCTATATGTAAGTTTAGAAGAGGTAGAGTTGGAGAGGATGATATTATAACTGAAATTGCTGATGTTATGATTATGTGCGAACAGCTTTCTTATTATTTTGGAAAGGAAAAAGTTGAACTGGAAAAAGAAAGAAAGCTAGAAAGATTAAAAGAACGTTTATCAAAATATACTGATTAAATGAAAGAGAGAAAACTTATTATTTGTAGGGGTATTCAAGGAAGTGGTAAATCAACTTGGGCCAAACAATGGTGTCATGAAAGCCCAGAACATCGTGTGAGATTCAATAATGATGATATTCGCAATATGTTAGGCGATTATTGGGTTCCAAGTAGAGAAAAGTTAGTAACAGAGGCTAAAGCTAATATGATTACATTTGCTCTTATTAAGGGTTACGATGTAGTAGTTGATAATATGAACCTAAATCCTAAAGAAGATGCATGGATTCGTACTTTATGTGAGAATATAGAAAAGGATACTGGAATTCATGTAAACATAGAATATAAAGACTTCTGGACTCCAGTCGAGGAATGTATTCGAAGAGATGCTGCCCGTCCTAATCCTATTGGAGAGAAGATTATCAAAGAAACTTGGAGACGTTACAGAAACTTTATCATTAGTTCCGATATTAAGGAAATGCTTAAGAATAAGGCTGAACACGTTGATGGAGGAAGACCAGTGATATTAGTAGATATGGATGCCACTCTTTGCCTAAATACTTCTGGAAGACCGTTCTATGGAGAAAATAGTGCCAATGGTATGCTAGAGGATACTCCAGTAGAAGAGATTTGTCGTCTAGTAAGACAAATGGGAGAACATTGCTTAGTTTTCATAGTTACTGGTAGAGAAGGAACTGCTGAGGTTGTAGATGCTACAAAGGAATGGTTAAAGAAGAATGAGATTCCGTCTGATGCTATGTTCTTTAGACCAGTAGGAGACTATAGTCCAGGTCCAGACTGTAAGAGAAGAATCTACGAGGAAAATATCAAGGGAAAGTATAACGTACAATTTGTCCTTGATGATAGTTCTAAGTGTGTAAAGATGTGGAGAGAACAGGGACTTATATGTCTACAACCTAACGAAGGAAAGTTCTAATATGAAACTTCTACAAAGGTTAAAGAATCTATTTCTTCCAGAAGGCAAAATCTCTGATGGATTTCATAGCTTTGACGAACTTTATCATTATAGAATGCTGTATAATGCAGCATTCTTTAACAGTTTAGAAGGTAAATATGAAGTCCACAAATCTTATAGGCACGCAGATGGAGAGCTATGCTTTGGAGGAGGATGGTTCATAGTTATGGCTTATCTTCCTACTGGTCAAGTAAGTAATCATTACAGAATAGAGGATTGGAGTCTGTTTAATATTCCTGAAAGATGGAAAGCAGATGAATGGGATGGTCATACTCCAGTTGAAGCAGCTAATAGATTATATAGGTTTTGTTTACACTATAATGAATATTATCCTATATGGGAATGTTAGTAGGACAATTAATTAAAATATTGGAGCAGTTTGACCAAGACAGAGAGGTTATGATACACACCTTAAGCGGAGAGACTGTAGAGGTTAGAGGCTACTTTGTGCAAAAGGATATAGATGATAATTCGTTTTATATAACTGATTTGGACGTAGTTCCTAGGTGATATGAATATAAAAGAAGCTATTGAACATTGTTGGGACAGAAAAGACTACCCAGAAGTATTTAGAGATGATGCAGGATTGGATATTTCTATTCCTGGATTCATCACTAGAGGTTCTTGGATTAGAAATAATTCTCCAAGAACTGTTACACTAGATGTAACTACTTATCGTGGGGTAAGTTGTAATGCAGTCCATTATTATGGTAATATTACCATTGAGGGAGTAAGTTTTAGTCCAGAGGATCGCCCGAATATTTACACTATGTGTAAGGAAACATATGAGGCTGAAGAGAAAAATCCTCTAGCTGCTGGATTCTATAGAATAGAATTAGTAAGGCCTGTTACTTCCGAGGAAATTGAAAAAGATAGTTCACGATGGAACGGATATAAGGTTGGTGATAAGACTAACGCTTTCTATTCTCCTGAAGATGTAATAGCCATAGCTAAGGAAGTATGTAAAGCCAGATTCCTCGGCAACTGGAAACTTAAGATTGTTGACTATAGTGGAAAAGACCTGGATTCTGAAATTTTAATCAGTGAGCTATGACAAAATTTAAACTATATGAGGATATATTGTCCCGCTCTTGGAACAGGTACTTCTATGATGTAGAAGCTAATACTATAGAGGAGGCGGTTGAGAAAGTTAGGTATGAAGAGGTTGATTGTTATGATTCCGAACAAATCTATGAAGTTATTGATGAGTTAGATCCAGTAGATAATAATGGAAGTCCTACTAGAGAGATTTATAATGATAAGGATGAACTTATGTGGCATAATGCCGAACTAGTTAATAGGGGAGAAATTATTACTCAGGGTATAAGAAGTATTTCCGAGAATTTATCACTAATTATGGAAGGTGAACCAGAATCGTTTAGAGGTGGAGATATAGCATTTTCTACAGCAAGAAGAGTGATGGAAATGCTAGGTTGGAAATGTTCTTATGCTGGAAAAGCGACTCTAGGACAAGATGCATACTATTGTATAATTTGTACAAAACCAGATAAAGATTTTAAATATAAGATTTTTGGAAATGCCTACGAAGGAAGTATAAGTATATCTAAAGAAAAGCTATGAAAGATGAATTAGGAGATAGAATGAAATCTTATTATGAGAATCGTTCTAAAACATTTTTAGCTAGACGCACACCAGTTATTATAAGACTAGATGGAAAAGCATTTCACACATTCACAAGAGGTTTTAATAAACCCTTTGATGAGGCTATGTGTAATGCTATGCAGGAAACAATGAAGTACTTATGTGAGAATATTCAGGGATGTGTTTTAGGATACACACAGTCTGATGAAATTACTTTAGTACTTATCGACTATCAGAAACTTACTACTGACGCCTGGTTTGATTATAATGTTCAGAAGATATGTAGTGTGGCAGCATCTATGGCAACTCTTATTTTTAACAGAAGATTTCAAGAGCAAATCGTAGAGCTTTCTTATAATGGAAAGTTAGACGATGATGAGTTAACTAGCTCATATAAGCGTTCTCTTAAGACTGGAGCAATGTTTGATGCCAGATGCTTTAACATTCCAAAAGAGGAAGTAACTAATTGTATCCTATGGAGACAGCAGGATGCTACGAGGAACAGCATTTCTTCAGCTGGGCAGGCACATTTCTCTCACAAACAGTTGGAAGGTCTAAACTCTAATCAAATTCAAGAGTTACTATTTCAGGAGAAAGGAATTAACTGGAATGATTATCCTACTAAGTTTAAAAGAGGAAGCTGCTGTATAAAGAAATATCATCAGACTATGAATCAAACTTTAAGAAGTTATTGGTTTATTGATAATGAGATTCCAATCTTTAAAGGAGAGGATAGAGAATATATTGAAAAACTTATAGCATGAGTAGAACTTACAAGGAGCATCATCCTACCGCACACAATCCGAAGAATAGAATCCCTACTCCATACCTTGATAAAGAGGGAAAGGTAGAACGTAGAAGAAAAAGAAGAGCTTATGGTTCTCAAGGATGGAAAGGATGGGGAGGTGAAATCTATTTCAAAAAATACGGAGAAATAATGATGGATGTGGTAGATAAGAAAAAAGCAAGGCGTGAGGCTAAAAAACATATAGAAAATGAATTACAGGATCAATTATAATGTAGTCTTGTATAGTGAGACACTCTATGATAAAGAGATTATAGTTAAAAATAAAAGCAATGAGTTGATAGCTAAATGCTCACTTGAAGATTACCTTAAAAGGAAGCATGGAGATTCATTCAGACAGCTTATTATAACTAGATGTGTTCCTGACTACTTCGGAGGTGCTAATATATTTAACGACTTATTTTATGGTAGACAATTTTGAATATTTAGCTAATCTATTTGATGGATTAGTAGATAAAGATGATTTTTATTTCGTTCAAATAATTCAAAGAAAGAAGGATGGGGTAGAACTCCCATCCTATACATCTGGTGCTAGAACTATTAGAAGTTTCTACTTTTTTACAAAGGAAGAATTTCTGAGACAAGAGTCATATATAAAGGACTTGTGTAATAGTAATAATGCTAGAGCTTACTTTTGGATTAATCCTCGAAATACTCTTGATATAGCTTGCGAGTCTATTAAACAATTTGCAGACTTGATTAAGAATGGAAATACTAGGCAGGGCATAGCTGTATATGACAGGGCTACTGGTGCCAGTAGAAGTTCTAATTATAAAAAGTTGTGGATTGTTGATATAGATTCTAAAGACGACGAATATAGGAATAGGATAATATCTCTAATTAATGAATGTAGAGGAGCAGAGGGAGATAGGATTAAGCATATAATTCCCACTGTTAATGGTTATCACCTTATATCTAATGGATTTGATAGACAACAATTTTCTCAGAAGTTGGCATTATATCAACTAGACCAGATTGATATACACGATAATAATCCTACCCTATTATATTATAAAACTTTATGTTAGAATTTATCGTAATTCTCATACTAATTATAACTAGCCCAATCTGGATAGCTATTATAGCCGCAGGATTGTGTTTCTTTACATTGACGCTATATTATATCACCGCTATGATATGTATGGCGCTTATAATTATATTAAGTAAAATTTTTAATAAACTAAGAAGATGAAAACCTATACGTATTATATAGAATTTAAGAAAAGATGTGCAGAAACAGTTACTATAGAAGCTCCAAGTGAGGAGGAAGCTAGAAAGTCTCTAAATGAGACCTTTAGAAATCTCACTCTGGTAGAGCTTATTTCGGAGGAATAAAATGAAAAGATTTATATATCATATAGAACATACTTATGGGGATGATCAAAATGTTTGGACTACTGCTGAAGATGAATATGAAGCAGAACAAAATATAAGACATGATTATCATTCAATAAAAAGTTTAACATTAAGAAAGGTAGAGGATATGTATTTAGAAAATGGTGACGAAGTAATAGAGGCTGATAATGGAAAGTTAATTCTAGCTAATAGTGGAGCTTATTGCGACGAAAATGGAAATCCGACTGGTGGTTGTATTGACTATGAAGATACTGATGTATATGTAACAAAGACTGGCAGTGTTTATCATACTAGTAAGGATTGTCCTTCTTTGAAGGCCCGCAATCCTGAAGTTAAGAAAATATCTTTATCAGATGCTCGTAAACAAGGATATAAAGCTTGCAAGAGATGTCGAAAGAACTAGAGGTCTCTTTAGTAAACTACCTATGCCCAGTTTGTGGGAATATAGCAGAGGAGGGAATCATAATGAATTCCCTTCTTTCTGAAGAAGCTGCAAAAGAGGTAAAGAGTCTACATGGAAAAACTGTAGGTTATTCTGATCATGCTTGCAAGGAATGTGCAAAGTATAAGGATGAAGCCTTATTCATAATAGGCATCGACGCAGAAAAATCTGAGAAAGAACCTTGGAGAACTGGAGATATTACAGGAATTAATAAAGATTGTCCTTTAGCATTACACATAAAGCCGAATACCAGGACATTAAAGGACGGAACAACGTATTGCTTCATGGATAAAGCATTAGGTATAGAACTAGGACTATGGAAATGAAGTTAATTAGAAAAGACGAGTTAGCAGAGTTATTAAGGGATAGATGGAAGTTGCGTTGTCTAGAAATGGCAGGTGTTGATAATTGGACATGGTATGACCAGGCAATGAGTGACTATGAAGCAGATGAATACACTAATGATGAACTAACAAAGGATTACAATGAAGCTAATTAAACCATATTTTGAAATCTTAGAACAGAAACCTAGAAACATAATCATTCCATCTGATATGGAAATAGGACCTAAAATGGCTAGGCAAGAGCTTATTGACACTGTATATAGACAGATTGAAATAGCTGGAAGAACCTGTTACAAATCAGAGGACAAGATTACTCTAGATTCTGCTGCAAAATTTGTTGAGAGAATGGTAAAGTCTGGACATGGAGCTATGTTAGAGCATGGTACCGTATATCTATTTCTAACGATGTCTTCTAGACAACAGTATTTTAAGTATTGCAGCAATCCTTATTCTGTAGCTAATAGTACTGGAGAAGCCGAAAAGGGAACTTGGAACGGATTTGTTACTACTAATTATAGAGTATTAGTAGAAAATGGTTGGCTTGAGGATTTGGAATATATCTGTAATCCTGGTAAGGAACATGAGAAAAGAATTACGGTTCGATTTGTATGTGATAGAGGAGTAAGCCACGAATTTGTAAGGCATAGAGTGTTTAGTTTTGCTCAGGAGAGTACCCGTTATTGCAATTATTCCAAGGACAAATTTGGTAATGAGCTTACCTTTATTATTCCATGTTGGGCAGACAGCCTAGCTCTCCAAGAAGTTAAAGGAACTATCATTAATCATGATGAGTATGGAAATTTAATTGGAGAATACTACTATCATTTAACTGGAAAAGGGAACCCCTGGTTTAAACCTTGGGAGATTACTCCAGAAAGGAATTTTATAGCTAATTTACAAATATCCGAACAATTATATTTGGAATTACTAAATCAGGGTTGGAAACCTCAGCAAGCAAGAGCTGTACTACCTAATAGTCTTAAGACTGAATTAATTATGACTGGTACTCTTACACAGTGGGACGGATTCTTTAAATTGCGTGATGCAGAAAGTGCACATCCACAGGCTAGAGAATTGGCAGAACCTCTACATGCAGAATTTAGGAAAAAAGGATGGTGTGAATGAAAGCTAGTGAATACTTTGGAGATTGGATGGATGTAATAGATACTGCAGAACTTCGCAAGATACTGTCTTGGATAAGTACTATAGATAAAACAACTTTATGTCCCTCCTCTCCAAATATATTTAAAGCCTTTAGGGCTTGTCCTTTGAAAGACTGTAAAGTAGTCTTTCTGGGACAAGACCCGTACCCACAACAAGGTGTGGCTACTGGAATATTGTTTGGCAACTCAAAGGACACTCCAGAAGATAAACTATCGCCTTCATTACAGGTAGTCAAAGAAGCTGCAATAAATTATGAGATTCCTCATAATAGAATAGATTTTGATAACACTCTAGAATCGTGGGCTAAGCAAGGTATTTTAATGATTAATACTGCCTTTACTTGTGAGGTTGGTAGAGTAGGTTACCATTTTGATATATGGAAGCCATTTACTGCTAAATTGATTCACAACCTAAGCACCAAGGATGGAGGCATAATATATGTCTTATTTGGTAATCAAGCATCATCATTTAAGAAGTATATTGTAAATAGTCCCAAAATTATAGAAGTGTATCATCCTGCCTATTTTGCTAGACAGAATAAAAAGATGCCTTATAGTGTGTTTACTGAAATAAATCAGGAATTACAGAAACTATATGGACAAAAGATTGAGTTTTATAAAGAAACAGAATATGGAACTTGTTAATTATGAAGTATAATATTGGATTTACGCTTGGAGACCCAAGAGGGGATGGTCATGCCTGTACAACAGACTATCATATAGTTGCTAATCATTCAGCAGATGAAATATCCAAAGCATACAAAGAAACTACTAAACTCCTAGGTTTTGATTTTATCAAGGAGGTTGGAGTAGATTTTCAGTCAAACTATTGGATACCAGAAAGATTTACTAAAGAGCTATTAAAACTAGGAATAATAGACGAGAAGTATGTCAGGGAATTAGATGCTGAATGGGGTGCACCAGCTGGGTGTTATGAATTTGACTATGCTGAAGAGGAATTTGTAGACTTGTATTTTGCTATAGTAAAATATTCTCTTCCAGATTTAGAGTGGAGTTCTAGAGACTTGGAGGAAGAAACTTTGTGGGACTTATATGGAGCAGCTTATGGCTTCACATATCATGGAGAATAAAAGGATACCCAGAAAAATAAAGAAGGCTCTTAAGTATACCTTCCTATATCCAAGAGTATGTGGAAGATGTCTTAGGTATGGAGCGGTATATACTGTAGGAAGAAATTCTAAATGGACTCGTAAAGCTGCCAAAATAAGAAGATATATGGACTATGCTGAAATGATAAATATGATGACTGAACAGTTAAAAGGCATTTACGCAAATAGTCCAAGAAAAAGTTATGAGAACTTAGACTCTAGCTTTTTCGAATGGGAAGTAGAAACCAATTTTATAAATAAGTAAAAATTAATATTATGAACATTTCAAGTATTTTCGGTAGCAAAAAACAAATAAAATCATTTGCTGAACAGTTAGCAGAAGTAAAGAATATTTTCAAGACCTCTTATGACCAGGCTATGGCTCTAAATGCAGCTATAGCTGAAGACATTAAAGTTAAACAAAATGAGATTGCTTCTATCCAAACTCAAATTGAGTTTAACCAGCAAGTAGCTGAGGATAATAGTAAGTATATCTCTAAACTTAAAGATTTGATTTCTTAATATGTACCTTAATATAAAAATGCTTGAGGATTTTCGAACCCTCAAGCAAGGTGATGAATTTAATTTCGATTTTAGTAAACATCCAGAGATTCTGATTGCTGGAGATAACGGGTGTGGAAAATCAACTCTCGTTAATATTATAAGAGATTATCAATGTGATAACAGCAAAGATGACCCAAACGCTGTGTATCAGACTAAGCTTGGATATTGTGATATTAGAGGATTCAAAAATAAGGTTGAAATAAGTACTGACTTTACTAGGTTTTATTTCATTAGTGCCGAATTTGATGACCCAACGAGTCTTAATAATAGTGCTTCAGCAGAAGCCTTACTTGAGAACGGAGGATTCCAAACCAAACGTATGTCTACAGGTCAGAGAGGTCTAGCGATGTTAGGTAAATGGTTAGAAGAAAACAAGGAACATTGGGATGAGAAAACTCTATTAGTGTTTGATGAAGTTGACAAGGGATTCGATCTATCTCGCCAAGTAGGAATGTCTAATATGTACAGGAACTTGCATAAGAAATTTAATGTTTCAATCTTGGCAGTAACGCATACCCTATTTCCTATATTAGCTAGAGAAGAGATGTTTTACTTTGAATTTAGAAAAATGGTTTCATCTAAGTTTTATTGTTGGATGAAAACTGGGTATAATATAACTGCTGAAAAACTAGAAGAGAATGAGCGAAAAGAAGATTAAGTATAGTCCAGACCATACATTTTTTACCTCAGATACTCATTTCGGACACGCCAATATAATTAGGTTTTGTAATAGACCTTTTCAAAATGTAGAAGAAATGAACGAAGTTCTGATAGAAAATTGGAATAAGGTGGTTTCTAAGGACGATACGGTCTTCCATCTGGGAGATTTTGCCTTTGGTGGAAGTAGTGTATGGAATAGCATCATCCCTCGTCTAAATGGTCATATAAACCTCATTATAGGCAATCATGACAGAAAGAATCTTAGACAGGGATATATGTTATATTTTGATATGGTAGTACCTCAGCTGCAGATAGAAATTGAGGATAATTCTATCTACTTAAACCATTATCCATTTCTGTGTTATGGAGGGTCATATAGAGGAGTATGGCAACTGTTTGGCCATGTTCACTCCGGACCACAAGCTGATGGTTTGGATATTTCTAGACTTAGGGTATTATTACCGACTCAGTATGATGTCGGAGTTGATAATAATAATTTTACCCCAATATCATATAGGGAAGTTAAAGAAAAAATAGAATCTCAGAAGAATGAAAGTTTGGATAGGACTGTCTCCAGATGATGTTCAAGGGATGGAATTTGATTTGACTCCATTAGAACTTAGAGATTTAATAGGAAAACCTAACTGGGTTCCTACTAAATTTCTAGGTTGGAGAACCTGGAAGACTTCTGTATATTTTAAAATAATTATTTGATATGGAAATTCATGAAAGAAAAGCTGTAAGCGACGAATTAAAAAAGTATGACCATCTGGCGAAGGATTCAGACTTTATAGAAGTAACAGAATGGGCAAATGGAGAAGGTTGGGATATTTGTTTAAATGACAAACTGATATCCTTAACATATGGACAGTTAGAAGCAATCAAGTATTTGGTTAAGACTTTGGATTATAATAGGTAATAAATTAATTATGAAAATAGAATATACTGACGGATGTATTTGCACATCCCTTACCGTTGATGGAAAAGAGACTGCATACATGACTCCGGAAGAGATAAAAGTATCTATACGAGCCATGCTAGATAGGGAAACCGATATAGCTACTCTTCAGGATGTATGGATGTCTCTTATTGAGCATCTAGGAGAATATAAAGACTTAGGACATTGTGAATGTTGTGGAGATTGGATTTCTAATTATACTCTAGAAATATGAGTTGTGTTGAATTACATACAGGAACTTTAACTAAAATTAATACAAAAGGACTTACAGTAGAAGAATATTGTGAGTATCTTTGTAAGAAATATGGTTATGAGATTGCTTATGAAGGAGATACATATGCTGAAACCTTAATGGATGTGGATGATACTTATAAAGTGTTAAACGGAGAACTGTATAAATGTGATGATACTCAATATCCAGAAGACACTTCCTATTTGGTTGACGTTAGAAGTAATGGAGATGGAACTTACAAGTACATTGTCCAATTTTACAATGGAGGCACTTGGTTAAATGAAGTTTTAGAAGAAGGATTAAATAATTTAAAATGATAAATATAAACGAATGTATAGCTAAAGCAATGAAGTCTAAAAATCAAGTAGAACTTCGTGCATATAAGAATCTGAAGGCAGAAATTCAGATTCTACAAACTGCTAAAAATGCTAAACCTTATGATGAAGCAGCTGAGATACAGCTTATTTCTAAAATGTGTAAGAAATTAGAGGACAGTATTTCTAGCTTTATAGAGGCTGGTAGAGAGGACTTGGCAACTGAATATAGGGATGAATTGGAAGTACTAAAAAAGTTGCTTCCTGAGCCTGTAAATGAGCCAGACATACATTCTGCATTACAAATATGGTGTGAGGGAAAAGGCTTTATTGAAGATTTCTATAATGAAGAAAATTCAATAGATATGGTTAGTTTCCAAATTCCAAAGAAAGAAATGGGAAATGCGATTAAATATTTGAAATCAGAATTTCCTCAAGCAGACGGTAAGATGATTTCAGAAATTGTTAAAAAATATATAGTATGAGCCATTTTGTAGGACTAGTATTCGGAAGTAATGTTGAAACATTGTTAGAACCCTATGATGAAAACATGGAGGTAGAACAATATGTTAGATATACAAAGGATGAAGCCATTGATGAGGTTAAAACCAGACACGCTGATAACTATGAGTATGCCATTAAGCTAGCAGATAAGTATAAGAATCCTACCACCGAATGGGAAAAGGAACAGCTTGAAAGAGCTAATAAAATCATAGAGAAAGGGTTGTTTATCTCATATGAAGATGCCTGGGAAGAAGCTAAGAACTGGGGATATGAAATTGATGACGAAGAGAACTTGATGTCTACATATAATCCTGACTCTAAGTGGGATTGGTATTGTGAAGGAGGTAGATGGGGAGCATGGTTACTTCTTAAGGAAAAAGGAGAAGACGGAGAACCCCTCAATGCCATCTTTGCTACCAAAGAAGAAGTAGACTGGGATGCTATGTTGGAAAAAGATAGAATTCCATTCTGTTTTGTAACAGAGGACGGAGATTGGCATGAGTCTGCTAGTATGGGTTGGTGGGCTATGACTACAAATGACAAAGACGAAGATGTTTGGAACAAGGAGTTTAAAGAGTATCTAGACAGTGTAGGAGATGATGTTGAAATTTCAGTAATAGACTTTCATATCTAATGTCAGAAAAGAATGATAAATGGACGATGTTCAAGAATTACATTCATAATGAATTGGGCATCACCAAGGATGATATAAGAGCTTGGCTTAAAGAGGCAGTGCAGTCTCAAGCTGAGCTTATGTTAAAGAAAACTTTTGACGACTTCGATATGGATACTTTTGTACGTAGACATATCGAAACGCAAATGAGATATTGGACTACAGACTCTGTACGCCACCAGGTAGCTAATTTACTAGCAGACAGATTAGTTATTTTAAGCGAGGATAATGAAAAAATAAATGATTCTAAACATCAGCTTAAGAACTGACATAGTAGCTTGTTATACTGATTGGCTGGTAGATAAATTGTTACATAAGGACTTTATTTATTCCCAGAATCCTAGAACTAAGGTTACTACAGCATACTCCTTAAAGGATGTAGACTGTATAGCCTTCTGTTCTAAGGACTATTCTAAAATATTACCATATATTCAAGAAATCAATTCCAAGTATAAGTGTATATACTATTATACTATTACTCCATATGGAACTGACATAGAGCCAAATGTTCCATCGGTAGATGAAAGTATAAAGACTTTAAAAGAGTTGAGTAAGATAGTAGGCAAAGAAAATGTTTTGTGGAGGTTTGACCCTTTACTTAAGACTAACAAAATATCTTGCGAATGGTTAGTAGATTCTTTCAAGAAAATGGCTAAAGAATTGTCCAAGTATGTAAGTAGATGTATATTTAGTTTTATTACTCCATATTCCCACACATTAGCTAATATGCCAGAAATAATTCCTTTCACTGAAGAGGAAAAGGACTGGATTACTATGAGAATGGGAGTTATTGCTATATCCGAGAATAATCTACATTTACAGATATGTAGATTAGGAAAGGAATATCCTGGGGTATATGTTGAAGGATGTATGAGTCCTAAGATATTTGGGCTTAACATAAAGCCGACTAAAGCTTCTATTACTAGTGGATGTACTTGTAGCGTTCAGACCTACGGAATAGGAGAATACGATACTTGTAAGATGGGATGTAAATATTGTTATGCTACTATAGATCATAATCTGGCTAAAAGAATACCAGAAAATCCTAACTCTGAACTTATTTCTGGAGAAATAACGGAACCAATTAAGTACGTAAATAACAGAGTACAGATAAGTCAAGAACTAAGCCTATTTGATTAAAATGATTACAAGAATTGAAAAGTTTGGAGCATCATGGTGTGGACCATGCAAAGTACTAGACAGGACGTTAGAACAGCTTACTGGAATAGAAATTGTCAAGCATGATGTAGACGAAGAGGAAGAACTTGCGAATGCAAGAGGTATACGAAATGTTCCAGTTTTGATATATTATAACGAGCAAGATGAAGAAGTTAAGAGAACAGTAGGTGCTGTTTCTTTGGGCACTATTATATCAATTATAAACGGTAATTAATATGTATAGAGTATTATTGAGCAGAACAGGAGTAGCCTATGCTAAGGAATGTGATGACGAACTCGATGAGTTTGATTTTATAGAGGTCTTAAGAGACTTTGTGGATTCTGGAGACGTAATTATGTTCGTAGATGATTTAGACACTTTAAGAGATTCTATGGAACTTGAATATAAAATCGAAATAGTTGATGGAGACGAATGAAGACATTAGAAGCTATAATGTAGGAAATTCTAATTACAGCAAGCATAAAATACAACCTTGGGATATTTGGAGAGAATATAATTTGAATCCATGGGATGCGGATATTGTAAAGAGGATACTGAGAACTAAGGAAGAACCTGGTAAGTCTAAAGAGGATGCTAGAATAATGGATTACGAGAAGATTATCCATATTTGCAAAGAAAGGATTCGGCAGATTAACGAGGACAAAAAGGAAGAAGGAACTTCCTCTGGATTTGTTATTAGTACTGATGGTACTGCTTGTATATCTAATATATTTAAACCTAGTGCTATCTCTTATAGTTTGAATGAGAAGGAGGCAAATGCATATGCCGAATTTCAAAAACAACATTATGAACTACATAAGGGAATAAAGGCGTGTGGATGTTCAGTAACATTTACACATAGTGGAATAGGTATAGGTAAATCTGTTAAATGTAATGTATGTAAGGAGAGTAAGAACATAACTGATTACAATACTTGGTAAATAATAAAGGGAGAAGCGTAGACAATAAAGTCTATGTTTCTCCCTATTTTTTTATTCCTACTCCCTTTCAGGAAGTAAAGTATTCCAAAATATCTTAGTATTATTTGTTAATGAAGACATTCTAATAAGAGCATCAGTAAAAGAAGTATCCCCAAATGCTGTATTATATATATCTTCGGCTCTTCTAGAAAAATAACTAAATGACATTGGTTGCCAAGAAACTAGTGGTCCTCCAATAGATTCAATAAAGTTAAGGTCTAAAAAAGACGAACTTACCATCTTGCATGCCATATGAGCAGCAGCTGCTATAGCTGCATCGTCTATATCTCTAGAATCCTTAGCTTTCTTCATGTTTTCATCATCCCAATCGGCTAATGTTCCAGTGACAAGAGAACCAACAATAAAGAACATTAGTAAATCATACTAGATTTGTCGTAAATTGGCTCTATAGAGATTTCTAAGCTTCTCATCCTCATTATACCACATATCTTCGAAAGTATGCTTTAATCCATCTCCTTGAAAGGTTCCAGATATTAACTATGATAAGGTTAGCATAATTCCTTCCTACCATTCTCCCTCCCACTTTACTACTGGAACTCCAGTATTTTCTGTAGTTGGTATCATTCTGCCATTTTCTTCGGTGAGGTATAACAAATTACCATTAGCATCCTTCTACTGAGCATAGCGTCCTTTTAATTTGATACCCTATCCTCCCAAATACTGGTTTTTCTTACCAGACCAGAAAGTTCTCATTTGCATCCACAAGGCTCCGAGAGTATAGGAATGAACCATTGCCTTTTTTTCGTGGGCATAGTAACCATAAATATCATCAGCTAACGATTTGAAACTCTCAATCTGCTGGTTTGTATGAGATTTAGGTAAAGGTTGTCCGATCTAGAATAAACTACCATCAGCATTTTTAGCATGTTCTATTTCTAACTACTCAGCTATAGCGTAATATAACCCTTTTTGTTCGTTATATTTGGGGTCATCAGTCCTTCCATTAGCATATGCTTCAAAGCGTTTATCCTTTTTCCAATCATATACTAGTTTGTTTCCAACTTTTTCATAGGCATCATAACTGCCATCCTATTTTAACTAAGTGACAAATATAGACATTCTACTGTAATAATCTGGTCTGCTGGTGCAGTGAAAAGCAATATTAGACATATTGAATATTCCATACCTATCTGATTTAGTCTGTTCTGCATAAGTATTCATATCTCTATCGTTAATAGCAAACATATCATTTAATAGGCTACATTTAGTAGGCTTTCCTCCAAGAGTAAATAGTTCTCTATAAACTTCTTTAAAAGCAAATGCAAAATTCTCAAAGGTGAAAGGAGTGTTTTCATCTCCTCTTCCCTAATACATTAGCCTTATATCGGTCCAAAGAGCCTATATCATCTAGTAGCCATACTAAATAGGAGAAAATCCCAGCACCAAGAATGATGCCGCATTTTTAATTCTGCTAACAATAGCATTAAAATTCTACTAATTTTCAGGAATTAAAGATTCGTTTTTAATATGAGATTTTATATAATCTGTGATATAATTGGCAGTATTAGTAAACTTTTTATTAGTTAACTATCCCTAAGTGATTACATGGATCATTGATGCTTTAGCCATTGGCATAATTAAATCAACGTTTTTCTTAGTAGAGTAAGCAAATATATGCTTTAATAACAAAGTTTCTAGATTATTCTCAAAATAATCATATCCCTTCTCTGCAATCTTCTCTAGTCTCTACTCTGTATTCTTTCCAGCATCAAACATATTATTCATCTGAAATAATTCTCCTTCAGAAGAGGGATTCTAGACATCTGAGAATACTCCTAGAAACTATTTCTGTGTTTCTTCCCACCATCTTTTTGGACTCAATCTACTAACTAATCTCTTCTTGAATGCTTCAGCAATACTTCCTAACTAAGAAGCTTGTGAGGATAAACTTCCTACAGCCAATGGAACTCTAAAGAATCTAACATCTTCTGTAGTTATCATTTCATCCAATTCATCAGTTCCAAACCTATCCTAATTTATCTTAGTAAGAGCATATTTAAGAAATTTCTTTTCCTGTTCAGTACCAGAGAATTTGTTGCTCCAGGGATTCTTAAATAGAATATCGCCATCTTTATACTCTATCATATTTCTATACAAGCTTGCCTAATTGCCAACAGTCATTTCTGATAGCTTTCCAAACCCTTTGCTTTTCTTTAGTTCCTCTACTAGCTCTCTAATAATTGGAGTCTCCCTCATCATATCCTCACGAGTGTTCTAATAAGCTTCAGTAATAAGAGAGGTTAATTTATTTAGAGTAGCATTATCTAGATTTCCTGGATTATCTAACATCAGAGATTTAACCCCGTTATTAAATATATTCATGCTCTCAAGATACTTCTCGTTGTCTTTAGTCTGCTGTCTAAACTGCACTCCCTATATTTCAGCAATAGCTAACATTATATGATTATATAAAGTTCTCTACTCATTTCCCTCCTCACTATAAGTGTCTAACGATGTTATCTACTCAGTTCTTAAACCTCCATTAGGCTCTTCTAATTTTTTCCTAATTGCCTCCAATTTTCTAAGAATATCTCTTCTGTCATTAGTAGAGACTGCTTCATCCAACTATGTATATAAATCCTTATACTTTCCTACAAACTTATACTTATCCTCTTCCCAGTGTGTGCTAGCACCAAGTTCTAATACTTCTCTAAGCTTATTTTTAGCCAATTCTACTTTATTCGCAAATTTAATGTTCTTAATATTATTCTAGAATCCATCAATGTGGGATACTAACTCTCCGAAATTGTAGACTAATTCCTCGTTTGATGCCGCTGTACCCTGTAGAGAATGGGGATTAGCTACAAGTATATTTCCAATAATTCCTTCTTTAGAGGTTATTTCAGGCAAACAGTTTAGGATTGCCATTGTCTCCATCAAGTGTATGTTTCCATTGGTAGCTTTCATAGCCAATGAACCAGGTTTCCTAGCCTATACACTATCTACTTCAAATGCCCCAGTTAATAACTATCTTCTACTAGATTTATTAAACTTATGAGAATAATCTAGATTGTCAGTAGTAATTTTCAATATATCAATCTACCCGTTGAGCTTGTTTCTTAGTAGAATAACCCCATAAGCCTTTATTGCTTCATTTTCGATAATTTCATAATAGTTCCTACAGTACTTACCCATTAGATTCTAGAACCATTCTGCGGAAGCTCCTTGTTTAACATTAATACTTCCCTATTTTGGTAAAGGAACTAGACTAGTATTTTCTTTTATGCCTTTCTTCAAGGCCATTTCCACAGAGGCTACCATATCTCTGCGTTTTTTTGGGAGAGTTTCCTAATAGAACTTTTTAACTTTTTCAAAAAGTTCTTCCTAAGTGTTAGCAGTATATGGAATCTTAGAGTTTTCAGTTTTAAATACCCATTTCTTAGACTCTGGGTCCTACTCAATATTTCCTTCCATCATAGATTTTATTTCTTCGTCTCCCCAAGTCTTACTCATATTTATACTAGGAAACGAATACTCCATTACCTACGAAACATTAGTTACAATTTCCTTGGGAGTTAAATCAATAACTGGGGTAGGAGGAATAAACTCATCAATATTAGCAGCAACCTCATTTAATGTTGCTCTAGTAGTTATATCTTCCAAAGTAGACTCTCCTAACCTAGCTGAAATAGTATCAAATACCCAAGTGTCTCCCTCCTACCTGAAATTATGCATTTTTATAGGAGCAACAATAACTTTAGGTGATGGACTGTTAACTCTAATTCCGGCATTCTCAATCATTCTATGATATAATCCCATCTGATACCAAAAAGCTCTCTGTTTCGCAGAATCAAAAGAATCTTTAGGGGAAGTCTTATAGTCAATAACATGAGCATACCCATCCCCATCAACTACCAATAGGTCTATCTTTCCTAAGATGGTATCTCCTTTCCCTTCGATCTCATATCCCAACTTGGTAACTACTTTAAACTCAGGAAAGAAAGTTAGATTCTGTCCATATGTATTAATTAAATCTTCGTGTAACTTTTTTCCATACTTAATTATACTATTTATAGTATCCTGCTTTAATTTTTTGTCTTTATACTGTAAATTTATATAGCTCTTAATGGCTTTGTCACTTTGGGTGATAAGTAATCCAGCCTTTGTAGTTCTGAAAAGCATTTCTAAGATACTATGGATCTCTGTACCTAATTCGCCCTGTGCTTTCCACTTATCCTTCATTTGTTTGATTAATCCTAAAGTCTAACTGGTAGTTTCTGAATTATTATCAAAGTTATCTAAATACTCCTTCAGCTAGTCTTCGCTAACATTATCGGTAACGGTTACATTCTTCCCGAATAGTTCTATTTCGTCATTATTAAATCCTTTAGTGGGATCTTTCCAGTCCTTAATACGTCTTCTCCAATATTCAAATTCTCTAAAAGAAGGCATTAAAAGCTAGTCTTTAGAATTAGTAAGATCCGCGAGAAATTCCGTTACACCAATATAAGGGCGTTTAAATTCTAGATTATCTTCTCCATCCTAGTATAATTTCTTAGCCTCAGCATAAGCTTTAACATGCTTTTGAGCCTCTGCTTTAACTTTCTTTAAAGCTTCCTAAGTTATTACGTTATCTAAAGCATTAAATACCAAATCCCCGTAGATTTCGTATAGTTCGTCTCCTTTTTGTAGTAGAAAGTTTTCATACTCCTTTTTACTACTAAATTCGTGGTCTTTAAATTTATATATACATTCAGACATGACAGTATTCAGTTACCTTCCCTTCTTCCATTAACTATTTGTGCTTTTCTTCCAAATCCAGACTTAGTATATTAGAATTAGAAACATCGATTTTAGAGTTAACTATTCTAGCAAGTGACCTCAAAGTACTGTTGAATAATATATCGTCATTAATATCTCTAATACTAGATTCCCCCATTAGAATAGAGTCTAACACACGCTTCATATTATACATTAACTCATACTATACGTTGGTTGGAAGAAACTATAATTTTTCGCTTTTATCTATTATTCTATTTCTTAATTCTTTAGAAAATTCTTTTTCGTTATCTTTAATTAGCTTATCGTAAAGTTCTGTACCGTGGAGTGAAGTAATTAACAGAGGAATTAGCTCTATTACTGGGGTATCTAGGGTAACAGCATCTGCATTTACATAAGTTATCCCACCTTCCGAAAAAATTGGAGATTCTTTATATTCATTTAAATCCTCTGTTATAACAGATTCTACTGGTAGTCCATATACGTCCCGCAATTTACTTACAATCTCCTCTACAACTAGCGTATCGCTTATTTTAGAATGACTTACAGGAGTAGAGATTTCTTGAGTAATAGGTCTATGAGTAATATATACCTTAATATCGCCAAAGAATGGAGAAAACTCCACTTCTAGGTCTCTAAAGTTATCATTTATCCATACCTATGAAGATTGTAAATCATTTTTCCCAGTAAGCCTATAAATCTACTATTCCTTCGTAATCCCACGTTTAATATTTAGCTCTTCTGTCAAATAATTTGAAGAATCTACTCCCTTAATTTCATCAAGGTGGGGAAATCTGCCAAGTCTTTCCTAGAAGTCTGCACATATAGCCGCTAAATAGGATTCTGGAAGCCCAGAACGCTACTCTAGCGCCCTGAACTCTACAGAATTTTTGTTTATACATATACTCATTTACAGTTTATTTGATTGTCTATATATTTGTTTAATATATCTATATTTATTTTATAGTTTCTAATATTAGGATCGTAGTCTATATACAAGTTAGAGTGAGATGCTAAAAACTTTTTTACTTTCGTTAGCTATTCTCCCTATAACTTATCTGTTTTTATATCCATAATGGTTCTAGTAACAGTATTAACTATTATAGATCCATCATTAAATGGTAATTCTATTAAGTCTCCCTAAGTCGGAATACTTAATATAACATTATAGTCAATATTATCCTAATTATTATATATCTATTCTCCAGTAAATACCCCGTCCTCGTCTCTCAGAATCTAAATCAAGTCAGTTCTTAGCTCCTCCTTATTTCTTCTTCTTCTAAATCTTCCTCTTCTACTACTAGTTATAGGAGTTAGCCAGGTAGCTAACTCTTCGTTAGATAACTAGAAACTATCTCCACTAGTATCTAGTTTAGAAGTCTCTTCTCTAAACTTAGAAGGTTCAGCAGAATTTACATAGTTATCAAAAATACTAGTTAGAGTACTCTATCCAGACTTACCTCCGTAAGAAATAAGGTTGTACCAGTATAGAATATCTTTGATAGGTATTCCATTGTAACTAGAATTGATAGAGTCAAAGCTCTATCTAAGCCTTCCTAATGTCAGCCTATCCTCTTCAGAAATTGGAGACATATTAATAGTAGTAGTATATGATACTGAATTATTTCTACTAGCATTTTTAGAATATATATTTGGTCTTAATGAGTTTATGAACTCATTATTTTTAAGGGCTATATTAATACGATCTCTGCTACTAGAATTATATCCAGCTTTCAAGTCTGGTATTACCTACTTTTCTACCCAATTTTTGAAGGTAGCATTGCCTCCAATAGTTCCTAATCTGATAGGCAAATCCTTAGAGGTCTAAGTTTTTATTAGCGTATCTTTATCCTGCAAGTATATTAAAGTAGACCCAGCTGGCAATACAAACTCTAAGGAACTTAAGTAGTTATTAACTAATTTATCATTACATAAATTGGAAATTCCTTGAATAGTACCCTTAGTATCAGTGCCATACTAATATCCAACGTTTATATAATCATGAATAGTCCTGTATTTAATAGAACTTTTCATATACGCTTCATGCTTCTCAAATGCTGCTAAAGAATATCCCCAATAGTGTGGAACTGTATTTATGATAGCTAAAGGATTGAAACTAACTTTAATCTTTTCATACTCATCAATTTTAGCCTACCTATATTCTTGGTTAGTCATAAACTGAATGAAGTCTAGTTTGCTAGGAACAATATTTTCTATATTCCTTACATAATTTAGATAATCTTCTTCTTTATTTTTTACTCCCTAATTAACTCCTAGTAACTAACCTATTTTGTTAAACTCCGCTGCTCCCTTATGTAAGGTAACAAGGTTTTCAAACAATTGAGGTCCGTTCTTCCATACCTTGTCATAAACTATAAGACCGTCAATAATCTAGTCTATAACTTTATTTGCTAACTACTTGTTTTGGACAAGGTCTGTCCTTACAGTATTACTATAATTAGTTATAACTCTATTCCTAAAACTGTTTAATTCGTTAATAACTTCATTGATAGTTTTCTTCTAAGTATAGTTGCCAAAATCGTCTAATTCTCCATACAAGGACTTCATTAGGTCGTTCAACCATTTTTCTACTCCCTTGGTACTTTTTCTAATAGCTGTAGAAATATTTACTCCAGTCTTTTTTCCGGTGTTATCTACTAGATATTCGGTACTGAAAGAGCCAAGTATTGAGCTAATAGGATTACCCATAAATTTGATAACATCATCAATAGAGTTTAGCTAAAGCTTATCACTAATAATACTTCCCTTCAACATGGATGCTACAGCATCTCCTACCGGGGACATAAGCACTCTACCTAATTCTTCGTAGGGAATACCCATAGCTAGACCGTAAATATACATATCTGCCATCTTAGAGTTAGCATTTAATTTGGCCAAGCATAGTTCCTTAGCGTTGTCTGTAGCTAATGATAACAATGCAGATATCTCAAGGGCTGCATCATCTGCATTTGCTATTCTCTACAATAATTCTAAATTCTCTAAAGTCTACGGAGCTAAATCAGGATTAGCATTAGCTATAGTGTAATACTCCTTTCCGTTAAATACAATAGATTTGTTGAATAGAGGTTTAAGATTCCCTTGTTTTAAGAGAGTGTTGGCGTACTACGTAATAGCAAAGAAGGATTTTAATCCAACTGCAGAAATACCAATAACCTCTTTACCAGTATAGTTATCTTCTATTGCCTACATTATATTAGCAACGTTTCCTGGAGTCGCATACTTCAAAGCTTTACCAGCCTCCGATTTCTCTGCCATCTTTTTGGGTCTATCGGTAGTCTAGTCTACAGACATAGTAGCCTACATCTAATTCACTGGATTGGCAATAATATCAATCATTTGCTATACTACATAGTTCTTAGTATACTCTTCCTAATTGTCGGAATATAAATTATGGTCATTAACCATGACAGCAAGCTCTTCAAATAAAAACTCTAACTGCTCTGGAGTAAACTTCTGACTAAATTCCTTATTGAATATATCTGCAGCCTTCTATTTGCCTAAATCGGACAAGTCCGAAAACTTCAATAACCCATCTTTAGATAGCCGATTAATTAATTCTACCCTATTCTATAAGGTATCATCTCTTTCAAATAGAGTTGGCATATTATTAACCATCTTAAAATCATATGAAGAAAATAAGTTAACGATATAAGATGCAAATTTATCTCCGTCTCCTACTCCTTCCTCATGTTCAACTGCTTCTCTGATATTTATTCTCTTAATCTTTTCTCCAGTTGGGTAGTTTAGCCCAGTTGATATTCTTAAAGACTCTTCAGAAGAAAGGTCAAAGTAAGGTGACCATCCTGCAAATTTTCCATTTTTTAATAGTTCAAAAGTTAATAGAGACACCGTATCAATATCGTAGTCAGAACCCTATAACCACATTTGGTGAGTAGATACATATGCTGTATTTATATCAAAATCTTCGTATCCTACGACTTTCATAGGCATAAACGACTACATTGATTGCGCCGGAATACGTGCAGCTATTATATCTAAAGACTTTTTGAAAGAAGTATATAATTCATTTCCTAAGTAGTTTATAATGTTTAAAGTCTAGGCTTCTACTAATTGCCCATTACTTTCGAAATTTCCTTCTTGATTTATCTCTATATTGCTTAGCTACTGATTTCTATGCCTAGCTATAGTAATATCCTTACCAACAGTATTAATCCAACTTCTAAAAGATTTATTTTTAGATTTGTGTCGAAGTATCTTACCTAACTATACTGAATCAACTTTACTAGATACCTAAGGAATGTTATAGTTAAAGGCATCTAAATAGAAGCCTACGTTATCGGTTACAATAACCTACTATCCATCAATAGTATATGTATCATCCTCTAATGAGGATAATTCGTATTGTCTTTCTCCATTAATATCGGTCTAGTATATCTTTCCTGAAATTGCATCCACTTCTGGTGGATAAGTCTAAATCTTCTTTAATTCTGGATGGAGTTTATTAAACTACTACTTACTTAATATATAAAAGTGTTGTCCGTTTAACCTCTTTAGAGCTACAGTATAGGCTCTCTCATCTGTAATTCCAATAGCTAGATTTTTAATCAATTTCTTTTTGAATATGTTCTGGTCTCTTAGTAGAGAATCTACAGAATCTTCTGGAGTAAGTCCTAACTGTGAAGCCATTGTTTTGGGCATTATAACTTCATAAGGCTATACTTGCAAATTGTTAATGACTACATCTTTATATTCATTTCCAGTAAATACTTTTACTATCCCTCCCTCTTTTACATTTTTCAGAGCTTCCTGAAGTGTTTTTCTAGAGGCTCCTTCCTACTGTATATATATATTATAAGAATCTGCCAAATCATACATATTATACTTTATTCCATCACTTCCAATGAAAGTAAAGAAATATGACCCCAGATTTCTTCCATCAATTATATCTTCTATAAATAAATTATTAGGATATAAACTCTTTAAATCGTAATATCCAATATACTTTAAAGAGGGATCTCCATATACATCCTTACCAGTAACTGGGCCTTGTACATGAACCTTGTCTATAGTATTTCCTTCAGCATCAACTACAAAATAGGTTCTATTCATCTAAACATCCTAAATTCCAATAACTGGCTACTAAGCCTATAACTCTTTTATTTCTTCCTCAAAATTTACGAATTCTGATTTTAGCTTTCCTCCGTATAGTTTTATAGTCTCGTGAGACGGTACTAGCACAGACAAAATTCCCTTAAACTTTAATTTAATAGCAGATTTAGTAAGTATTGAAGAGAGCATAGATCCTATTTTATTATACAATACAGGATCGCTTACCGGGATAGGGTTTTTCCTAATATCATCATCAGTTATTTCTTCTCCTCTTTTATACTTATCTATAAGGTTTGCTACTACATCCATAATAATTCCGTCTTTTGCTTTATTACCGTTAGCAAGCTACTTAACTAAAAGATTAGCTAAAGTCTTTGAAAATTCGGTATTACTTCCAGAAGGGTCTAACTCCTTTCTAAGAGAGTCTACTAAGGGTTCTATCCCCTATTTAGTTAAAGAATATAGAGCTTGATACATTTTGTTTGATTCATCCCAAGTATATCCTAATGCTGCGCAGGCACTTACCACCTGTGTCATCATTGATATTTCAGAGTCATCAGCATGATGTTCTTTGTCTAACTGGATTCCTGCCTATGCTAGCTATATAGAATAGCTATTAAATGGAATACTGTCATAGTATATACTTTTGGTATTATAGTTGGCAGCCCCCTATTTAATAGCTCCCTCAGTCACAAGATAGTGAATATCAGAGTGCTTCATGGGCTAATAAAAATTATTCTAATCTAGGGGCTTATTCCCTTTTAACAAAAATCCACAACTATTAATAGCTTTAACAGTATTATATATAGACTATTCTCCGAAGTTTTTGTATCCAGCAAGCTATCCATTTTCATTCAGACTTACGCTGTTTATTCCTTGGAAAATATACTTCCATACTTTGTAATTAGTATCTATGCCATCTACTCTTCTTAGCTAGGGGACTCCTAACAGTTTTCCGTTCTTTGCAGCAATTGTTTCATATAAATTATATGAACCATTGCCTAAGTATTCTATTTTAGTTATACAATTATACTAACGTTCCCATTTTCCAGTATTTGGATTCTTGATAGGTGAAGTATAATAAATATTTCCATAGTCAATATCAGGTTCTCCCTACTAGCCCTAATATCTCCTTGTTATGTCTATGTAAATAGGTTCTCCATTCTAATCAGACCAAACAATATCTGTCATTTTCTTCATCATTCTTTCATTAAATGGAGAGTTCTTAAGCCAACTATTAGTTAATCCGAAGCCTGCCGTTTTGATAATTCCACCAGTTCCAGTAGTTTCATCATAAAAATGTATAAAAGGCTTTTTGTGTATTCCAGAACGCTCCCCATTTAAAGAGTTATTCTCCAATACTACCATAAATGGATTTACAAAGGTAGAACCATCAAAAGGTTTTACTGCTGTATTATCACCTTGAATATTACAAACATAATCGTTAATATCCTATGTAACTGCTATTCTAGCATTAGTAGGGACACCAGTGAGCTGCCCTAGTAAATATTCATGCATAGCTGCAGTCATGGATACGTTACGTTTATGCTATGCCTAATATCTATTGGCTTCGTCGTTCATAATAGCTTCAAAGTTGTTGAAGTCTATTTGATTCGCTTTCTTATTAGGATGATTAACATGACTTCCTACAGTAGATAACAGAAATTCCTAACTATATAGATAATTGAGTGCATTATATTTAGATAGCAAAGGATTTAGTACTACAGTTTCAACTAAAGAGTGCGGGTCAAACTTATTAATTCCTAGCTAAATAAAATCTGCTTCACTAATAATATCATGAATATTTCCCTATTCGTCTTTATACTTGGCAAATATTAGAGTTCCAGAATCACTAATCCACTGTCCCAATTCGTTCTTTTTGAACCAATTCTAAGTTTTAGTATCTAAATCTATAACTACTTTACTATTTATTAAAGAAGTTAATAATTCAGTATTCTTATATTGGAGGAAGAATCCAAGTCTGTTTGTATTTTTATAGCGCCTAGCGAGAGCAATAATAGAGTTATTAAAAAATAACTCTCCTCCCTTAGCAAACACAAAGTGTAATTCCTCGTTTATTTTAACTCCAGATTCTCTACTTATGGTATCAATTAATTTTCTATAACTTGTAAATGTCTCCTCGCTTCTAGCCTTATCTTTAAACTACTACAAGGATTCAGGGGTATATTCTAACACGAAATCTCCAAATACTCTATTATATGTAGGACTGTTAGTAAACAATTTAAAGTCATTATTCAACTTAGTTATCAGTTTACTATAATAGTCTCCAAGTTCTTTATTTATATACTATAGTAAAGGTTCATTGTTAGTAGACGAAATAAATTCTTCTATACTCGAATATCCCATCTTTTTAACCTCATGGTCTAAGTTAACTAATAATTTACTTACTGTGGATTTATCGGAATTTACTGAAGGAATTATAGGTAGGATTCCTTTACTAGAAAGATTATTTTTCCCTGTTTCTAATCCTATTAAGGGCTAAATTAGGTCATATGTAATAGCTGATTCCAAAAATTCCCTAGAACTTAGCTAGTTGAACAATTTATATTCTCCATCCTACGTTTTTAGTTCTCTAACAGTATAGATATTGACGAAAGTATATGGGTCCTGTACAATAGAGAAATTATGCGCTGGACAACTGGGGTTATCTCTGATACTTTCCATCTACATTTCATAGGTAGATAAAAGTCTACTGGGAGAATTAGTTGCCAATGTTCTTCCAGTAGAATCCTTCACTGAAGTAGCTGAAGTAGCACCATCTGTTACTGCTCTAGCCTCAGCAAGCTATTCCAGAGTAGTTAACTGTTTGCTGGGAACAATATCGATAGTAGAGTAGGCTTGACTCACCTTAGGCTCTCCATAGTAGTCAACTGGATAATATTTCTTCGCAATTTGCTAAATTCTTTCTAATTTAGTCAACTTTTCTTCATCAACTCTCCTAGGTTGAGATAATGCATCATTTATTTTCTTCAACACAAATTGACCATGTAATAATTCTGCCCCAAATCTAAATAACTAGGCTATTGCCTACTATCTAGACAGACCAGTAATAAACACAAAATTATCTAGATACTTTGGATTATTAGTAAAATTCTAGAATAATACTGAGTCTAAAAACTCTACTGGCTATTCTATGGTTGCATTTTCTATTGGAATCTTATCTATAGTTACTCTACCTACATTATCAATATTTACATTCTTACCTTTCCATGTGAAATTAAATCCTGACTTATCATAGGAAGGACTATACGGCACTTCTCCTTCCGGAGTATTCATAGTATTTAAGGTATCGTTAAGTCTTCTCTATATCTAATTAATATTAGAGCTTAATAAAGATTTTAATACCATCTTACCACTTACAGCATCTATAGAGTATTGACTATTTTTAACAATACATGTAGTATCAGATGTCTATAATAAGGTAGAGAAATAATCACAATCGAAATATCCTTCTAAGTCCTACACTCTTCTTAAAGAATTTCCCTAATTATTGAATAGTTCTTTTCCCAAAGACATAAGTACGTTTCTTTCTTCTAAAGTAAATTGATTAGCTATTGGCTTAAAAATATTTTTCAAGTCCTAACTAGTTAGCAATTCGAATATAGCAGTAAAAGCTTCTCTGGGATATAACCTCGTTTTATTAATTAATGTAGCTAAAGTAGCGCTTGTTCCTAGGGATTTAATAAAATCAGCAGATTCGCTACTAATAGAGTCTAAAGGAATAGTTCTTTTTCTAGCTTTGACCTCATTAAGAAGAATTCCCCTAGTTAAGGGCCTGTTAGAAGATAAATCCTTTAATTTACTAACTAATACAGTAAACTATCCAAAATTCAAATAAGTATCTGGAATAAGAGTGCCGGAATTATAGTCATAAAGCCTAGTAGAATTAACTAGTATTCTAGACAAATTGTTGATTGACTTTGATAAATCTATATCGTCTTCCTCATTATTAGCCCAGAACATAGCTGTAGCTTTAGAAGATAAGGTATATTTGTCAGAATCTGTGAATTTAGTATCTCTATCTTTAATCTTTATTGTATCTCCAAAAATATGTAGTAAAAACTCGTCAAAGTGTGCCAGAGTCTAATATGCGTTAAAAGCTTTGAGAGAGTCTGTCTAATAGCTAAACTCAGTTATTAACCTCTTTCTATCAAATTTATTGAATACATCCTCTGCGAGAGGGGCTAAGTACTCAAAGGCTCTAGTATACTTTCCATCTTCGTACATAAGAGTCCTTCCAGGAAGAGTTCTTCCCTTCTTCTAAAGGAAATTATATACTATATCGAACAATGTCTACTAGTATTCTCTAAGATTTTTATTTAACTCTCTATCTCCTCTAATTATAGTCCCATTGTCTCGATTAAATATCATAGAGTTACATAGGTTAAAGTTAATCTACCTTAGTGCACTATTTTTAACTTCGTCAGCTCCATTATATATCTAATTCAGAAAGTCACTATTTACCTAGTTTTTAGAGTAATCTATATCAATACTAGCTGTAGTAACTACCTATTCTGAAATGTCTTCATTTTCACCTAAGAGTATTTTCTGGATAGTAGTAGAACCTATTGGTTCTATTCCTGATTTAGCCAATCTCCAATCTACGAACTTTGCCCAGTCGGATAGGAAATCATTAATACTGGAATACCCAGCATCTTGTGCATTTTGTTTCGCTGCTTTTAGATAATCTAGAGCTGCAGAGCGTATCTGCTCTGCACTCTAATTCTCTAGACTTTTAATAAGTTTACCAAAATCAGTTTTAAACTTTTGTTTATAGTCACAAATCATATGTTTCTAAATATATTTGTACAATATTCATTATCTTGAGCTAAATAATTCAATAACTATTTTAATTCTTCTTTATTTGTATCATTATCTGGCATAGCCTTGAATATGTTAGTTAGTTCGTCAACTACCTCTGAACCCTACATTTCTGAAACTGTATTCCAGCCATATGCTCCCTAGTAGTCTAGAAATTCTGACATATAACCAATGTTACTAAACAGGTTATATATCGGAGAACCATCCTCTAAGAACATCTCGTCATACATAGAAGAATCTTGTCCCTACGACGCTTCTTTTATTAATTCGGCTGTCTGATTCTCCCTATTAATTCTTAGAGTTAAACTATTTCCTAGATTGTATTCATCTGTTCTAATGGATGTATCTAATATAAATTTCTCTAGTCCTGCCTTATCAATCTAATCCTCAGAAAACTCTACCTTAAATACTCTATCACTAGCAGTATTGAAGAAATACTTAGACTTACTATCTCTGGCGTTAAACTCATTCATTGTACGATTTACATCTCCCTATATCATGTTATAAATGTTATAACCGTCAGGGAGTACAGCATCTCCAGATAAATAAGCTATAATATTATTATACATTAAATCAGCATTTGTTCGATTTATCTAGTCAAAATGGTAAGGTCGATATAATTCAAAAATTTCTTTTGAGGTAGGTATCTTACCATTAATTAGTAATGCGGATTTTAGTTTATCAACATACTCAGGAGTAAAATTTTTAATTCTACCATCTACGGAGATGCCTTCTCCAGAAATAGTTATTTGATTTATATTATACCAATTAGGTTCTATACTAAACGTATCTCTCTTCGGTTGAGAACTATTGGGATTTATAAACCCGAAGGTATCACTTGAATAGTCTCTAGGAATTTTATCGTTCGCGGGAATTATTTTATTTACAAAAGATTCTATTATAGTATTGAAATCCTTATTCTAGCTAAATAAGCTAGAATCAAGTTTAGCATTTATAGTAAATGGAAGACCGTTAATAGTATAATTGTCAGATTCTAACTAAACCATTACCTAATCTTTTGGAGGTATCTTTTCCTTAAACTTAGTAGAGTAATAAAACTCTCCCATTCCTCTTTCTCGCAAAATATTAGCAAGTTCATTTACTTTATCTAGTAGGACATTACTAATATGAGCATCAATATAGCATTTCAACAATGCATAATTCAGATGCTACTGAATACTCTATGTAGGTTTACCTGTCCCTTTCCAGGTTTCTTCTGTAGATACCTCATTAACTAATAGCTCTGGAGAGGATTTTTCTAGCTACTAAAGTCTTTCAACTGTTTCTATTATTTTTGTTTTTAGTTCGTCTTCTAAGTTATTAAATAATGGGTTGTTACTTTTTAGCTCTGGGAGAAGCTTATCCCAAATCTAATAAGAAGTTAAACGACTTCCAAGTTTTTTAATAGTTTTTCTTTTATCTGAATCAGTTTCCTTTATTAGGTTTCTTAAGTTTATTAGGTAATCCTCAACAGGTACTTTAGGAGGAACCACGTAAACAAGAGTGACCTCTTTATTCTCATTAGGATTTATTAACTATCGTTCATACTGCTCCCGCATTAACTAATCACTACTTAAAAGCGGATTCTAGGTGACTAGTATAAATGCATGGCCTTTATTTGCAAATTTAATAGGATTTCCATTAGCATCACTTAAATCCTACATGGAAGTATATACTCCCTTAGAGAATATAAATCCAGAATAGTCCTAAGCTTCAGATATAGTGGAAGTAATTCCATTAAATTCAAACTTAGTTCCAGATATAGCATTCTGATTTACCTAAATACCCCAATTTTTTAATCCTTTGGAAGGAATCCACGATTCGTTATCTATCTTAAAATATCCACCATTTGTAAATAAAAAGAGGGTAGCTAAATTGGCTACTTCTGGTATTTTGGAAAGCTCTTCATCCTATAGAATAGCTTTATGAAAGTTATATGGATCTGGATTCTATTCAAATAATGCTTTTAGCTTGATTCCTATTTCTGAAGTAGGATTTCTAGTATAGGTTTCTAAATTGCCCAAAGTAAACAACGGAATCGCAACTCGTTTACCGTTTGCTAGTGTAATAATAGCATTAATAGCTTTCCTATTTATGTGTTGTGATTCTTCAGATGGGTTAGCATTGCCTATAGTTCTCTCATCATTGCTTTTGTCAAAAATGCCAAATTGTTTTGCATCCTATCCGTAGCCCCATTTCTAGTCAGAATTTCTAGCACTAATATTTGGGGCCGACATTAACCCAAATTCAACATTAGTTACTTCCAAGTTAGGATTACTCTCATCTGGATTAAAAACAGAGCTTAGTGCTAATATTAGGTCTGGCTTACTAGTACTAGTAAATAAATAACCTCTAACTTCTTTTATAATATTTTTGTAGAACTCTGCGTCCTTTACCGGATTTTTCCAGTCTAGTTCAAATATTTTAGCTAGTCCTATAGCACTATCAATTCTGTATCTATATCTAGAAATTTCATCTTCAAATACTAATTTTCCGTCCTTTTCCTTCATTCCTAACTCAAATGTATTGTGGGAATGTAGTAGATATACAAAATCTTCTCCTAGTTCTGGAATAGGCTATTCTGACTACTTTTCGTTTAACGCTTCTACAGTTTTTTCTCCATAATTAGTAGGAAGAGTTAACTCATCCTGAGTAGCTATTAGTGGAGGTACTTTAGTAGGAGGAGGAGTTGTTATTACAGTCTTAATGCCCTATCTATCAATTTTAACTAGATTAACACTTTCAGGATAATTTTGTTCCAGGAATTTTTTTCTATTTTCAGAAAATCTTGCAATACCAGCTTTCGAAAATGAAGACATAGTAACAACGTTTTCTCTGTTAGATTTGATTTTAGTAAGTTCAGAACCATAAACTAAGGCTCCCTACTCTGCCCTACTTATAGCTGTATATAAATCTTTCTTTCTGCTAAGCTCATCACTTCCAGTAAAATCAGCTATATAAAACCTGCCTTCTAACCCCTATGCTGCTGTACCTCTAAATGCTTCGAATCTTCCATTATACTTTTCATTCATATACTGATATAAAGGAGACTCCATATCATAATAAATAAGTCCTACCTTATCTTTATCAGATACCTAGGACATAATATTGTCAATAGTAGTCTTAGCCTCATCTTTATCAAAAACTACTTTAGCTCCTGTAAAATTTCCGGGCTACTCGTAGTAGTATGTCTGTACAACATCGTTTTCATCTGTAGTTCTAAAGGATGCTAAAGTTTTGTCTAATTGAGAATTAGAGGTTCTCATACTAACTCCCAGCTTTGGCGCGTGTTTGAAGAAAGACCTTTTTGGACTCAGTTGTAATTCAGTATTTTCATACCTCTCTACCATAGCCTTGCTTGAACTTTGGTCAAAATCTCCAGCAGTTAAAACAGTTATTCCATATTTTTTAGCAAAGTCGTTTATCAGAGATAAATCAGCTTCATCGTAGTGGGATATTTCATCAATAATAATCAAAGATGGAACATTTTCTGGAGCAATGTCATCTGATTGATGTTTATATACAATCTTACCAGTAGAGTCCTTAATCCAATCTTCCTTATCATATAATCTATATCCGTATTTATTAGTATCCCTACTAGTATTATAGTTAGAGTAAATTGTAGTCATAAAGGGATTTTTCGAGAATGCTTTCTTAAGTCCAAGTTTTTTGACCTATTCATCGGCAGCCTTCTAACTATTATGAACAAACCAGCTATTTTCCAATAGTTCTTTTGGAAGCATTTTAGTTATATAATAGTTAACTGCCTAACTTTTACCTGCTCCTGGGATGCCCTCTATTAGATATATATTCTCGAATTTGGGAATAATGTCTTCATTTACTATCTAGTTATCATTGATAAATTTTCTTATCTCTTCAGCAGTATTTACCCCAAGTTTATTTCTCAGAATGTCCTCCTTAATAGTATCACTACTTTCCTAGAAGTTTTCTATAGCAGCCTATTTAAACGCTTCCATAAACTAGGTAGTCATATCGCCATTTAGAACCTCTGCTAGTCCCTAAAATATAGATTCTTCTTGGGTAGGAAGAGGAGCTACTTCTCCATCTATTACAGTTTTAAACTTTTTAAGAAAATCTGATTGCTTTAAAGCAGCTCTACTAGCCAACCAATATACAAAATTCTAATCCTCTAATGCTTCTGTATTCTAACTAATTATCTGATTAGTCGAACTATATAAGTCAAACCCTTTTCTAAATAAGTCTTTTAGTTTTCCTTGCTTAATTAGATCTTCATTAGCTTGGAAAAAGTCATGAACAGCATCAGATATAGCGACTCTTTCTAATTCAATTGAATCTCTCTACTAGGCACTTATTCCCTTTTGATTTCTGGTTGGAGCAAACTCTTTCAGAGTTAATGCATTGTTAATAGCATCCTACAGCCTGTCTCTTTCTTTCCAATCATCGCCTATATTAACTATAAAGTCTGATAATCTGTTATACTCGATAAAGTTCTTATTAATTGCTGTATTGTTAACTAAGTTTAGCTTTTTCCCCTAATTTATAGCATATATAGCTTTCGCCTAAATTAGCTTATTTTTTATCAAATCTAAATCCTAACTAATGATGGCTGCATCCTCCATAGTTATTTCTGGAAGTGCTTCCCAATCAGTGACTCTGTTCTTTTTAGCTATCTCATTAAGAGTTTTGTTATATCCTAAAAGATTTCCAATGTCTGCCCCATCAGTAGATGTTTGTGCTCCCAAAACTAACCCTTTGGCAAAATTAATAGAAGTTACTGCATCGTCTATCTGACCTATTACCTCATCAAAATTAACACCACTTATATCACCTCTATTTTCATCTAGGATAAAGTTAATTTTCTCTATAAGCTCAGATATGTTTAAATTTCCCTTTTGGGAATTGGCCTAAATATGATTCTATACAAACTAAATAGCATCTGTATAAGTAGAATTGTTTATTTCCCTTGTATATAAGTCTATATTGCTATCTATTACTCCAAACTATTTCTAGATATTTTCTATATCTTGTAGAGTTGGATTCTATAGTCCCTAGTTCTCCGCATATGCAATAAGTGTATCAGCGTTTCCTAGTATACCTAATAAGTCCATAGCCTAAACCTTTGCTTTTAATTCAGAGATTTTAGTATTAGAGTTTATTCCGTTATATCCATAGTTATCAAACTCCTCTAAGATATTCGATATATTTATATCACGGACGGGCAGTTGTTGCTTCCCTGACCACTCCTTTAGAGCCTATAATGAATTTAGTATCTCGTGCTTTATTTCTGGATTAATAGAGGAGGTCTTAAACTGTTGGAAGTATTTATCTAGATTAAATGATAATTCTCGGTTAATTAGGTCCGAAATCTTCTAACTGTTTCCTTTTTTATTCTAAGATAATTCTAATAGCTATTGTTTCAAGGTCTCATTATTTCCAGAAAAAATTAAAGTAGCCCCAGCTTTACTAGTCTGATATTCTGACTATACTGCATCCATAAAAGCATCTAAGTCAGCAGCCTAATCTATTTTATTTTCCTCTGTGTAAGCACCTGCATTTAATTGATCCTATCTCTTCAGAGTACTCTTAATTAAATCGTAAATAGACCTGTTTCTCCTAATAGAGTCATAATTTTTAGCATACTCTTGTATAAATAATCCAGAATTTCGTGCCCAGTTTAAGTATATAGGGGTAATATCAGATATTCTATTCTTATAGTCTGTCTGCTTCCAATTATCAAACTTAGCCCTAGCCTCTTTCAAATCTTCGCTAGATAAATCATTTATATTTTTCTTATACTACTGCTTAACATAATCCTTGAACAAGGAATTACTATAGTACTCACTAAATCCCGGAGTCAAGTCAAACATTGCCTTAGAAATGTAGTCCATAGCTAAAGAACCATCTAGATACTTATCTTTTTTTAGCCTAAGATCGTTTAATTCCTTAGTTAGTGTAACAATTTCTTTATTATCTTCGTCTGTTAGTTTTTTATCAGAATCTTTGTATTTATTATTAATGTTTTGGATAGATTCCTAAGTTTTTAATATGTTAGATACTATACTATTAAAGTCCTGTAAAAATAAAGAAGAAACTGTCGAATTCTAAAGCCCCTGCAGAGCTACATCTTTAAATATCTAAGTATCTAGTAGAGACTGGTCAGATACTTTTAATCCCTCAGCTTTTATAATATTATCATAAATGTCTAATTGCTAAACAAACGCTCTCTTGACATCCTAATCCATACTTCTGACGCTTTTAGAAGATGGTTTAAAGGATTTTCCATCGCTTTCAAAGGAGAGATATGGATTAGCTATCTCCATCTTTTCTAAAGTCTTTATATAATCCTATTTCTTGTTATTTCTTAAGTCATATACAAGTTGCTAACGGGCAGCTTCAGGAGTAATATCCTATCTATTCAGTTTAAAGTCTGTACCTAGTGCAGTTAGACCTCCACCTACGGCTCCTCCTAAGAAAGACATAGCATATCGGTCAAACATATTATCCCAAGCGCTCATGCGACCTTCGTCCCCTTGCAAGTACTACACAGCATTATAGCAAGATTTAGAGAAGTCGGCCAACAGTTCCTCGGTAGTTTCTTCTATAGCTTCTCCTAGTCCACCAGATACTGCTGACCCAAGGGTGCCCTTTCCAAGAGACATTACGTCAGTAGCTATTTCTTTTCCTTTTTTAAACCAATACTTAGCTAACTATTTCTTATTAGCTCTATCAGGGACGCTATTCTTAATTTCTTTAGGAGCATTCGCAAATGCCTCTATAATTTTTCTTCTCTTTAATCCTTCTCCTTTTAACTCAGGCAATATCCACTCTCCTATTCCAGTGTTTAATAGTGCCGCTTCTGCTGCCGCGTAACCTAAAGTTAGCATAGTAGCTTCAAAGTCAGTGGCTTTACCCTCTGACTTAGCTTCTCCATAAGTATCAGCTACTGTAACCGCAGTCATATATCCTTTGGACAGCACTGACCCTATTTTCTAGTAAGCCTACACAAATTTGTCATAGTCTGCTTCTGCTCTAAATTTATTTAGGCTAGCTGCAGTGTTAAAAGCACTAAGCTACTATGGAGTAGCCCCTCCCTCTATTAGCTAGGCTAGTTTTAGATTATTTATATCTTTGTATTTATCTATTTGTTCTGCTATAAACTTCTCTCTACCAGCTTGTGACAATCCCTCTGCTGTGACAGCAGAGCTTTTCTTAAATAAGGCTGGAGCGAACTCAAATAGGAATCTCTGTTCCTTCAACTAACCTGCTACATCTCCAATTAAAGAGATAAAATTTTCCCAACACCAAGTATTTTCTTGTGCAAACTAAGATTTGGCAGTCTGCCTATTAACTGATTTTGACCAGCCTTCCATGGCTGAAAATGTGGGAGAATCACTTCCAGTTAGCATTTTACCTAAAGTTCCAGCAAGTCCTACCAGCTAAGTAGCAACGCTAGCTCCCGCTATCCAAGGTCCTACATATGGAATAAACATACTTCCTACCAGAGCTAGATTCTTCATTATAGTTCCTCCAACACTTTTTTCGTTTAAATCATCAGAGTCAAAGAAATCATAATTATTTATCCAAGAACCATCCTTAGTTAGAGTATTCATCTTATTAAGAACTTGCTTACCATAAATGTCTCGGCCATCCAGATTTTCATAGTAGTATGTTCCATTCTCATTCAATTTATAGTCACCCTTTTTGTGCTATACTTTTTCCCCAGTCACTAAATCAATATGTTCTCCATCATTATCATAAGTAGCCAGTACTCTAGTATCGAAAAAATCAGTAGTCCAAGAATCATTAGGGGCTTCGTGCCAGATAATTTTTGAGTAGTCATCTCCTGCTTCTACTGGATTGGCAGCTACTTTTTCCCTCTGTGCTAATTCACTTATAGACCATCTAGGATTATCAGTAACTCCTAATCTTACGAGGCTAGTATTAGTTCTATTAGGGTTAGGAGTTTTTGTGTATGTAACCATATCTGTTGCTTTCTACCTCTAGTCTATAGGAACTAACCAATCATCAAAACTAAAGGTAGTCTAATCTTTTAGCATTTTATCTAAGTAGGTATCATTAGATAATATATTGTATGTCAACTATGCTCGTTCATAAAAGTCGTGAAATTTGGTCTTATCAAATTCCCCGTTTTCGTTCTTAAATATAGGATTGTCAGTAATTTTGGGACTTTTTAAATACTCACTCTCATTTAGTAGAGAAGTATTATCTGCTGAAAATCCTGCTGCCTTTAAATCAGCTGTAGACAACTATGGATTTCCTAATATTCCAACAATCCAATCATTTTCTTTCTATTCTGGAATCATAACTATCCTCTAACAATTGTTGTGCTCTTTAATCTCTGTTCCTATTGATATTTCATTTGATTTTCTATGGCTTCCTTCTCTGTAATGTCATTACCTGCAACCATTTTTCCGTAATTCCTATCAGTAGTCTTCAATGGTAAGAATATTAACCCTTTAAATATACTCTGATGGTTAGGTTTTCCCCATATATGCATATCGAATGCACCTCTATGATCGTACTTTTCCTTAGAGTTAGGTCCTTTAATTAAATCGAATATACCTTGGGCTATATTCTCTTCTTCCACGTTGTGCAGCATTGGTGAGTCCCCAAGAATTACTGCATCTGGGTCAGAGAAAGCATTACTAAATGCATCACCTTGTAAAATACCAAACTGTCTATAATATTGAGTAAATTTGCCATCCTCTAATTTTACAGGAGGTAATTTAAGCTCTGCATATACTTGATTAACAGCCTCGATTTCTTGAGGAGTTTTAACATTCTCTACTGACTCTATACCTAACTCTTTTAATTTTTCCTTAGCAGTTTCTAATCTAGCTACACTTTTTAAGTCGGGTGTTATAATACCTTTGCTAGCCTAATCTTGGTCAATAGGTAAATAAGCATGGTAAATAGTTGGGTCTTCGACGAGAATATCCTTAATTCCTGAAGTTGGAATTATTTGGTCTCCAAAAGTAACCTAAGTAAGATCATATAATCCGGTAATCTAACTATCTTCTGTAAATTTCTATAATGTAACGTTACCTCCTATTGATTCCCCATTTTTCTTAGTAACTGGATACATCCGCGCATCAGTAATCATTGTATCCATAGTTCCGTACTTAAACGGCATAGCTACAGGAGTACCTCCTCCACGTTGAATGTTTTCCGCAAGACTCATTTCTGGGGTTGTATCCTTAGTACCTGAAGAATCCTTTGAGCTAGTAGATGATTTTTGCAAATCTAGATTAAAGTCAAATTTGCTAGAAGTACTAGAAGTAACTAACTAAGTTAAAAGAGCTTTAACTCCTTCATCGGTTCCACCTGATTTTAATTTTAGTAAAGTTCTTGCGTTTTCTGGAAGAGTATGATAAATATAACTCAGAGCATTCTCTGCCTGCGCAGCTTGACTAGAAGTAATTATCTTACTCTTATATAGGCCATCCACTGACAAGTTAGTTAGGCCACTGTCTAAGGCTCCCTACTAAATTGCTGAATTAAGTATTTCTATTCCTCCTAACACCTAACTAGCCTATTTAGTCGTATATCCTTCAGTTCCAAACTCCGACTTTCCTAGTTTAGATATAACGTCTTGTATCTACTTATTAATGGCTTCCATCCCAATACCATTAGACACCACTTTAAGTATGTCGTTTCTAAATGCCTAAGATGGAGAATATGCACGCTATTGTAATAATTCGGAATTTGTAAGAGGTTGATAATCAGACCCCTCTAGTTCGTCTATACTCATTAGTTTGAAGTCTCCTTCGGAATTTATGCAGAATAATTGTCCTCTATCATTAATAGCAAATTCATTCAGACCCCCGTTTTTGGTTACTATTTCTAGAGCTTTATCGAACTATTCTTTATTAAAATTGGCAACTTTTAGCTAACTCAGTATCTGCATGTATTTAGATGCTATATTAGAAGTATTAGGAAAGGGGCTAAACTACTAATCAATATAGAAATTCTATAAGGAATTAGTTAACAATTCTATATCACTAGGTAATCCATTTAATTTTTCCATCATATCTAACAAGTCTTTATCTGTTAAATCTGAAACCTCTCCATTAGACTCAGCAGTAGGTTCAGCAGTTGCCCTACCAGTAACAGTCACTGGTTGATAAGAAACAAGAGGGGGAAGGGCATTCCCCCCTTGCTATAGTTTCAGTATCATTTTATCATTGAAGCTTTTATAAGTCCATATAAACTTTTGGATAATCTATCTAGAGTTTTCTCATTTCTATCGATGCAATCCTTAATTTGTCTCTAAAATCTTTCTGCATCTGCAGTTTTGGCCTCTATTCCAGCGATAGCTATTTTGGAGCCATTCTTTGCTAACTTTGCTCCTTTTCTCGCTGCTCTGGTAATAATTATTTCCTAGGGTTTTTGAGCAGATCTAACTCCGGCCCATTTAGAAGGATTAATATTATAATACTAACTTAACTGAGCTTGCTACGCCTGACTTAGTTTCTATCTAATAGAGGAAAGTAGAGTAACATTATTATTATTTTCAGAAATCAACTATGAGGGTGCTATTCCTGCCTATAACCTTTTATGTAAGGCTAACTCTTCTTCCGTAAGTCCAGCTCCGTATCTATTAGGATCTGAGTTAACCGCATTTTGAATATCTGAATAAGCAAAACGATCAGCTATAGCCTTGGACTCCTACTGTCTACTTCTAGCTTCAAACTCTAACTATTGTCCAAAGGTATCCCAAATGTTAAACTTTTTGGATAAGTAAGCCTATTCAAATTTACTCTTATCTTGGTCAGCTCCCCACTACTATGCTCTATTAAACATAGCCGTTTCATGTCGGTTAGCAGCATTTTCTTTTTCTTGTTGCCAAGCTAATTCATCATATTGTCGCTAAGTCTGATTACTCTTTTCTTTTCCGGCTGTTCTAGCTTCTTGTCCCTAAACTTCCGCTTGTAATTGTGTAGCAGTCTACAGACTTCCATCAGAAGTAATAGGTCTACTAGCCAACCTTCTAAGATCTGCGTAATTTCTCTCTCCCTACATTTCTGCATCTAAGTCACTCCTAGTATAACGATGTACCTAGAATGGGTCTTTTAGTAGTGGAGTTACTGATTCTTTAGCCAAGTCTGTCATTCTTCTATTCATTCTGTCGGCATATACTGCCCTAGGAAGTCCATATGTAATAGTAGGATTGCCTAAGATAGTTCGTAGAATATTATTGTTGGCTTTAGAATTTTCTACTATGGGTTCTTCTTCTGCTACTGGTTCGTTTTTAACTGGCTCACTCACCTATCGTGGTGGAGAAACCTACCCTTCATCCTTTCTGGGCTTCTCTTTTAGCATCCAGTATCTAGTCTCTGGATCTAAATAATACTCAAATCCAGCCTATTCTGCAAGTTTAATATCTGCATCTCTAGATGCCTAGTCCTTATAATCAGAATCTCTAGCCATAACTCTTCTATCATCTGTAATCTAGTCGTAGATTCCATCAATAGTCCAATTTCCAACTATAGAGTCTCCACTAGTAGGATTGGTAGACTGGATATCATAGTTATTAGTAAATCCAGGAGCTATAATTTCATCATTCCATCCCTAATTATTATAATCAGTCTAATATAAGCTTACAGACTATCCTTGCATTGGCTACTAAGTCCATTGAGAGTACATAGTATAATGTCTTCTTTGGAACTCGTTAGCGTCATCAACCGTAATTTCGCCTTTTTTGATTTTATTAAGAACGGACTATAGTCTATTAGTTGTATTAAACGTATAGGTGTCTTTTTTTCTTACTCCTGCTCTACCAGTTGGGGTAAGAACATTGCCATCCTAGTACTTAAGAATACCTCCCTACTTATCAAATTCTATTCCTAAGCTTATTTCCCTACTGTTTCTTGTGTCTCCTACTCCAAAATCCCTTCCGTATCCTTGTGCTCTAGCATACCCTGGTGTCCTATTCCACATCCTTAACTATCTTATGTTAGGCCCAGAACCGGGGCGAATGGAAGATTTAATCTAAGGAGTACTTACTGTAGGTGCAGAACTCTACGGAACTACTAATTTATTATATAGCGGGTTTTTTCTCGTAAACCAATTAATGGTTGGATCCCCAAACGTCCATCTACCAGTTTTTTGTAATAACCATTCATTAGATAGTCTTCTAGGAGTTAGTTGGCCGTTATTTACCTTAAATTGCCAAGGGATTCTTTCCATTGTAGAAATATCTAGGCTTCTGTCAATATAATCAACTCCTCCTCCAGTTTTAGGTTCCGCAGTAAATGGATGTCTTACTCTCTCCCACCTAGAAGTTTTAAACTTACTTCCTAACCGTTCAGACGAATTTCTAGAGCCTATAGCTTCTCTAAAGGCTTTATTTTGTGCCTCTAAAGTGGTAGCAGACGTAATTTGTTTAAATTGTTCTGGAGTTACTTTATAGGTTTTGCCAGATTCGGCAGTAATTGTTTTATAAGGAGCTTTTTCCTTAGTATTCTTTAATTGTCTATTTACTGACTTATTTCCTTTGACTGCTCTAGTTCCTCCTGCAATAGTCTACAGTCCAAACGATAAGGCTTTCCAATCATCTACGGTTAGGTCCTGCCCGTTCATTAATTTATTAGCGGCTTTTATAGCATCTCCTCCATTCTCAGATACACCCCATATAGTTAAAGCTGTAGGTAGTACATATTTAAGAGTCTTTGCTATCTTTCCAGCTTTCCCCACAGCTCCTAATCCAGGAATTAATCCAGCTACATCCATTAATAAGCCAAATCCTGCATTTCCAGCAGCCTACCATCCAGACACGCTATCATCGGATATATCTGCATAAAGATTAGCTCCAGTACTACCTAATCCAGCTATAGCAGAAGCAGCAGTCCCATATCCAGGAACAAATGCTGCTAAAATAGACCCTATGTCTGCAATAGCACTACCTATTCTCACTTTATCAATGGTGCTTAACTCTCCAGACTTTGGTACTCTTTCTCCTGCTTTTCTTTGCTCTGGGGTTCTAGTATCTTCATCTTTGGATTTTGTACTCTACTATGTCTGTTCCTACTTCTACTATTCCTCTCTTTGTTTTCGTACCTCTCTCTATCTCTACATAAAGCCACCTTGCTATAAATAATAAAGGGCTCCTCCATTTTTATTACTTGGAACAGATGTATTCTTTTTATACCAATCATAGGCCATAGCTTCTCGTAGTTTTTCATTAAGTATAACAGATTGGTCTTTATATTCCCCAGTAACAGGGTTATATGTTATTAAAGAATAATTACTATAATCCTCGGAGCCTGGAATAATATATTCATCTCCATAGGCTTTCATATATCCTTCTTGTGCTGCAAATTTAAGCTTCTGAGCTAGATTAGCTCTTAATTTCCTCATTGCAGCTTTAGAACCTTCTATTGTAGATACTGGTTGTCCATTAATGATAGCATCTGCTTCAATCATAGGTTCTCTTATATCTTTAAGAAGTTGTTCAAAGTTTAACCAAGCTTTTACTTTATTGTCATCCCCCTCTATATCAGCATAGTCTTTCTCTAACATGCTTAATATAGCATCAGGATCGTAATCACCCCCTTCTAATACTCCTGAGTATTTAGGTTGAAACTAATTATCTTTAGCCCACTAATCTAGCTCTGACATAGCCTTCATTCTAGCAGCCTAGTCTATAATTTCCTAATCCTATTGTCTTTTCTATTCTGCTGCAATATATTCAGCTGCCTATTCTACTTCAGATTTCTACTACTGTTCTCCAGTACCAAAGAAGTTGTTTAAGAAACTACTACTTAGACCAGCCTAATTAAGCGCTATAGCATCCTCATGGTTATATCCATTGTCAAGATTTTCCATAGCTGCTCTTAATTTTGCTAAATAAGTATCTTTGTCCTTAAATGTAGTAGAAGAAAAGTCATAGTCACCTAAGTTTTTAATATAATTCTCTAGCTATTCTTTTAGATATGCTGCTCTGTTAGATGTTCCTCGTACCCCACCCTCTCCTATCTAATCCTTTTCCACATATGGAGCAAAATCAAAATCTCCTCCAGATGGATTATTCTAATCCATCCAGTATTTTTCGAAGCCATGCTTAGATAAGTTGAAAGCATTAGAAGAATTGTTAGACGGATTTTGTTTAGAGTAGTCTCTTAGTGCTATACCTACCTTATTAAGATAGGTAGCTACCTACCTATTAGCAGAAAAAGTATTAAAGTTCTTCTATTTTCTTTTTCTAAGTAAATTATAATCGTCTGTTGTAATTCTCTACCCCTTATTATTATAATAATACTCAGAACCAACTGGGTCTATATTATCATCATCAGTGTTACTGAACTCACCTTTGTTATCAAATATAGCTCCAGAATAATCTGTATAAAATCTTCCAGTGTTATTAGACAACTAATCTTTCAATCCCGTTAGATATTTATCAAAAGCGTTTTTAAACTCCTGTTGCTACCCTTCATTCCAATTCTTACTTGCAACATAGGATTGATAATTAGTTTCTAAATTATGGATATAGTCCTTTAAGTCGAACTCATCGTCTCCAAATTTATATTTAACTCGTGTTGCCATAATTTATCCTGTAAAATAAAATAGGGATATACCTAGTTTAGATATACCCCTACGTGTTAAATTTGTTAAGCGTTTATACGTCTCACTAAACGACCGCCTCTACGGTAAACAGGTTCCCCTTCTGCTGGAGCTGGGGTAGCTTCCTGTGGGGCAGCTTCCTGTGGATTACCTCCACCTCCCAATGCTTCGATTAACATTTGGCATACTTGCATAGCTATTTCACAATCTTGTCCTTGAACAGCTTGCTGTGCTCCTTGAAGTAACATAGCTGTTGGGTCTTCACCACCTTGAGGCGCTGGAGCAGGTGCTCCTGCAGGCATCGGTCCTCCTGCCTAAAACTTATTTCCTAACTTCATAAATTAAAAATTTAAAATGTAATTAATGCACTAATTATCTATCTATCTTATGTACTTCAATACTACATATTAAGATCTTCATAACCAAGAATTTTTGATACGATGTGTATATTGTTAATTTTCGTCGTTAGAATTTTTGTCTTTTCCTTCCGGAACTTCTACATATTCTGGCGGACGAGTATTTTGACCCTTTAATACCTTAAATATATATTTGCCCAAAGATTTGCAATATTTATCATAATCTTTGTCTTTATTTTCGTAAGCCTTTTTAGCTTTCTTAATGAGAGTTCTTGTTTCTTTTCTACTTACGATTCTTTCACCTCCCTAGAGATACATCTAAGTAGTACCATCTGGAGCAAGCACCTTCATAACATATTTGTCATAATCTTCAGAGTCGTCTATTTCAAAATCATCTCCTTCTACAATACCAGAATCCTAATTAACTTCTAGAATATACTTAGCGTTCATGAACGGAACTAAAGTTTCATCTTCTGGCTAAGCCTTATATACTAAGACTACTTCATCATTATCGTTAATGGCTATCTAGTCTAAAGGTATTTTAGTATCTTTCATCCACATTTCTCTAGTATCTTCATCCTCCCATACAAATAGCATACCTTCATCGGGAGGAAGATTTTCTACTCCCATTAGACCTTTCTTTCTATCTTCTTCTGTCTTGGCAATTTGACAATTATATGTCTTATCGCCTACATTTACCTTTACTCTATCCATTATTTATATTTAGAATTATAAACTGAATCTAGAGAACTTACGTAAGAAGCTCTTCTAGTGGCTTCTTCTATTCCTCCTTTAGGTCTTACATAGCCGAGACTAAAAGCTCTTGCCTTACCGGATGCTGGAGTTCTTGCATTAATAAATACCTTTCTAGCACCTTCAGCACTTTTGTATCCAGACCCTGTTCCTCCATGATGCCATAAGCCTTCTCCAGTTTTTTGTTCGTTCTTAACAGTGTTAACTATATATTCTGCTTGTCGTTGAAGTTCTGGGTCTATTCCCTTTTGTACTGATCCTCTCATCTTATATGATTTCATATGGTTATATCTGTCGGTACCAAATCCCCACTAGACTAACCCTCTTCCTGGCCCTCCTCTAAGCTACTTTTTGTGAGGGTCTGCCCCGCTTTCAGGAAGAATAGAAGATAATATACTTAAAGAAGTATTATAACCTAAGTTCTTAGAGAAGTAGTTATGTAGCCAATCAGAATTTTCCCAATTAACTGGAAATTTACTAGATAAATTCTATCTTGCCTTTTCTGGAGGACTAAGTACTTTTCCTGCCTACTAATACTTTATAATACCACCGTCCTTGAAACTCCTGAATACCGCTGCAACTCTATCAGCATAGTCAGTAGCTTCTGCATACCTTCTCTTACCTTTATTCTTACCAGTAAGTTTGGCGGTAAACGTATTAATATCATCATTTTCATCAAAATCATATAAGTGTTTCAAGAACTATAACTTATCAGCTGCATATTCATCCATAGAATTATAAGAGCGGAATTTCTATTTGATGGGATTGCCTTTAGCGTCATGGTCATTTCCCATAACATAGTCACCTTTCCATTTAGCTCCAGTGGTTAAGTTTCCAAAGTTGAATTTACCTTGCGCAGAACGTCCCCAACCGCTTTCCTGAGCATCTTGGGCAATTAACATCTTTATTGCATTATCATTAGTTACTCCTGCTTTTCTATAAGCAGCCGCTAAGTCAGTTATCCAAGCATTCCTATCCCTGTAAGGACTATTCCATCTTTGGATTGAGCTAAACTTGGGTCTCTAAACAGTGGAAGTATAATATTTAGGAGTCTATACGTCTTCCTAATCAGGCTTACTCTATGGGGCATCAGAAGTAACTAGTTGATAGGATTCTGGAAATTTGAACTCTGGGATGGTTCTAGAGGGAGTTTCAATGCGCTTATAAGACACTAACAAATCATTTAGAGCCATCTATTATTCCTCCTTGTTTTAATGTGTTAATTAAACCTGTTCTATCATCTGTGTTAAATAATATTTCTTTTACTAACAGTTTTCCAGCTTCTATTGCTACTTCATCCTTTTCTTTCTGAGAGTATTCATAGTCTGTATATTTAGAGTATAACTCCTCCAGCTTTTTAGTAACTTCTAGTGTAAATATTATTTCATTTTTTTCTATCTCTGCCTATTGCTCTCCTTCATTATCTATAACTGGAATACCTTTCTTAGTCAAGTTATCAGCATTTTCCATGTTATGTTTGCGAGCATGAAGAGCACCTTCTGGAATTATATTTTTCTAATTAGTTTCTTCTATTTCTGGAGCGTCTATAAGTTCGGGTTTACCACCATTTTTAAATTGTTTAGGCTTCCTTCTATAGAAGTATCTATCTTTCTCAAAGACTAAATCATGAGAATCTTTTAATCCATTTTCCCCAGAATGATAAGTATCAGTTTCGAAATGAACTTCTGGATTACTCTATTCATTTCCTAGCTTTAAAAATTCATAATCTCCGTTGGGTAACTGATAGATGCTTCGTAGGTGATTCTTTCCAATTCTTAAATCTTCATCAGAAGACTTTCTCCATGCTTCTAACTCCTCGAATGGTAGTACTTCAAAAGCTTTCTTAAGGTCGTAATTATTCGACAACCTATCTTTTGGAACAGTATCGTACCAAGACTAGAAAGTAATCTTCGGAGCTGCTCCTGTTATTCCATCTACTTTCTCAGTTTTTCCTCCTTCCTATAGAGTTATAATAGGAGTCCATTCTAATTCTCCTCCAGATTCAAACTACTCTACAGCTTCGGTTATAACGGGTTGCCACTCATTCAAATCTATTGCTCCCTATATCTAACCTCCTAATTTATGAGACTATATATTAAGTTTTTTAATTCTCTGTAATTTAGTTCCAAGTCTAGCAGCTCTCATATATCTCTAATCATATCCACCGTTTAGGTTGAAGCCATACTAAATATGGTTCAAATCTGACATATTAGTAGCTATAGAAGATAAATCAGAAGCCTAGTTAGCTATATTAGTCATAGTCGCCTATTGGGACTCTGTTCTATTTATGAACCTATTAGCTGACCTTCTTGCCCCTCCACTGAATAATCCATATTTCTTTCCAGCTTTTTCTTCTGCCGATGCTATATTTCTAACAGTTCCGCCGTAAGAACCTCCTACCTATTCTACAGTATCTCTATTAGCAGAAAAATCCCTAGTTTTCTTACCGAAGAAACCATTAACCATACCAACTGGAGTAAGAGATAATAATTTGCTACCTAGTACAGCATCGGTCTTAGTCATAGAATCCGTACCCATTCCACCCCATTTGGTTAATACGTCACTAACTAAACCTCCTGCCTTCATTATTCCTCCGACCAGAGGATTTATGCCCATTACTACATTTGAAGCCTGGTCAAACGCCTAGTCTCCTGCTTGCTATAATGAACCATATTTACCAAGGTATCCATCTTTATCACCTCCAATTAGTCCGCTTAGGAAATCTGAGGCTTGTCCCACTGTATTCCACCCTCCTAGTTTCTAGAAAGTTCCCTATGATTTCTAAGGTGTAGTACCTCCAGACATACTCTTTATCTATGTAATAGCTTTAGAGGAATCTCTATCGTTTTTTAGCTTTAAGCTAAATAAGTCTCCCATTCTAGCATTAAAATCTATAAGACTATTAGTAGGAGCCATTATCTATTCAGCTCTGTTTCTGAAATCAGCGCTATAATCAGTTCCCAGCAAATTCTACTAAGTAATAGCATTACCAGGGATGGCTAATCCATTCGTAGTCATATATGGATTCCCAGAAGGAATGGAAAGCCCATAATAGGCTTTCGCTATTCTTCTGACTTTATTTATATTCTTATTAAGCATAACTAATTCTATATACAGTATTTAAGAAATCTATAACAGCTAATTCTTCTCCGGAATATCTAATTCTTATCTTTAAGAATTTATCCTTAACATCTAACTCTTTTCTATTCTATGCTTCTCCAAAGTTATATCTGTAAATACTAACATCGTCTAACCAGTTAGTTAAATCCAACGGTTTCCAATTTCCTTCGGAATTGTATCCAGATAAATCATATAAATTGTAAAGAGCGTTATCTTCTCCCCACTCTGGATATACTAGGTCATTTCCTGGGAAATCTATACCACCAGCTGATAAAACCTAATCCGGTATAGGAGAATTATAAATAGGAAGAGTTGGTAAGCTTTGTGAACTATTCTTGGCTTTTGCCCAAGTAGAGTTCTGAGGCTATATTAAGGAACCAGAGAATTTCCTTTGATATTCATTCTTATAGCATACTAAAATAGGATTAATTGTAACTTTCCATCTGTCCTCTAAATACTGACAATTAGCGGAGATAATTGACCTTGAATCATCCTAACTCAAATCGTCTATATCTACAGCCATAGCATGATTCCAGATTCGATATTCTTGTCTATTTGGATAGTAAACTACTTCCGCTCCAGATAAATGACGATAATCGTGTGAATCTGGATAAGTTACATGAATATAATAATCCTCTATCTCATTGATAGTATCTTGTCTAGTATAGTACTTATGTGGGAAGTCCGCAGACTTTGGCTACTATCTAGGTTGAACCTTCAAGAAGTTCCTATCATAAGAAATATCAGCTCCATTGTATTGCCACAATGCTTTCATAGCTTCCTGTCTAAAATACATATTTACCTTATCTTTTGCAAAGTCGTAGGTCTCCCCAATTATTTCATAGTGGAAAGATTCAGGTTTTGCCTTATTAGCGACAATTTCAAGATTAGTAAATATCTTATGTATAGAAGGGTCGTTCACTACTACACATTCAAATTCAAATGGATGCTGTCTTCCGTACCAATAAGTAGGATATATATCATCTGCTATGTCAATTAGCCCAGCCTAGCCGTGCTTCCAAAAATCTGTAGATAAGAACTATAAGTTCCATCTAGGAGCTATTCCTACAACAGATTCATAATATCCAGCATCTACTAGAGATGTTCCTGACTAAAATCCCGCTTTCATATTGTAATAGGAATCACTTAGTTTAGACTAATTATCACTATCAACGATAGATATTGTAGCCTTAATATTAAGTAAGGTTACTATTTTATCAGGATTTATCATCTCTTCTCTAGGAAGAGTAGGACGCTTTCCAGTAATGTCTTTGAATATAGGATAATCCAACACATCAGTTATTTCTAATGTATTCCCTTCGATAGAGTCTCCCACCTTAACTTTATTAACCTCGTAGTCTGCATACTAATGTCCCGCACTATTCCTATAATATAATTCAGATAATAGGGATTTAGCAGTATATAGAGCTTGGTAAGTATAGAACGTGTCTCCAGCACCGTCAGACACTTCAGTCATTTCCTATCCATCCTTATAGTAAACTGGACTATATTCATCTCCTCCTTCCTTGAATTTTAGACAATATAGAGGCATGAAAGCTCCTGCAAACATAGCATCATCTGGAAGATATATACCTCCCTTAGCTTCTCCACAATTTAGAGGGACTATGTCAAACTTCTTATAGTTTCCATACTAATCTCTCTACAAGGAGTAGGAAATCTAATAGTGAAGCTAGGCATCTGGAAGTATTCTATTACTTAGGGATAATATTCCAATGTATTTTTTCCTACTAGTTCCATCATTCGCTACAGTATAGTTTTGAGTTACCCACTCACCTTTCTTATTCACATAGGAAACTGGAACCTTAAAGTTAGTTACTACTTCTCCCTATTCATTTTCAGAGTTCTCTATAATTACATTAGATAGTGTAATACCGTCAGCAAAAGAACTTTCAGTATGACTTGTTCCCAGTTTAGCAATCCACTTAGAAGTATTTCTATCGAATGAGAATGGAATATTATTTATATTTTCCATATAGCTAGGAACCCAACTATAGAATGTTATAAATTTCTATAATAACTCATTCCAGCATAGATTCCAAACCTTTTCTTCAAAGCCATAAGTATTGTCATAGAAAGTAAATAATACGTCTCGCTTGAAGGCGTTATATACTGTCTTTACATTTCTAATACCTATTTTAGGAGTAAGTTCTCTTTCGCCCAAAGTAATATTTCTATTTAGAAATTCTTGAACTCTAAAGTCTGAAATACAAGTAAGAGTGTTCCCATCAGTACGCCAAATCTTCTTAGCAACTGTGTCAACTCCATAAACATACTATGCAGAATCTCCAGTCTTTCCTGGGACTTTGAGGACACTTTCGGGCCACTGACTACCAAACATATCAGAGATAATTTTTGGGTTCTCTGGAAGCACATTAGATGTGTTTATATAGACATTTCCACCTGTTCCCTCACCTGCGACTGCTCTTTCATTGACAGGTATCAATGCTATACCATGTTCAAATACACATAAAAGATTAGACTCAAGAGAAATTAATTTTACTATTTCTCCGTATTCGCGAGTATAATCTCTATAATGAGTACCTTGGAAAACTCTAAATCCGTTCTTATAGGCATCATTAACGTGAATATCAGAATACATAATACGAGTTCCAAACCAGTTCTTTATATAGGGAACATCAGGAAGTTCAAAGTTCCATCTTTCACTTAAGGATTTAGTAAAACCTTTGTTGTATACCTATGATTCTGGGTGTTTATATGTTCCCTCAGTACTCATAGGAAGGTATGGATAGTATCCTCTCGGATGTCCACACATAGCCGTTTCATCTACATTAGATCCATCTAAGGTTCTTATATTTAAATTATTAGAGGAGCGTATTTTAAATGTTACCCACATTCCTAACTATACTGCATTAACATCTCCCAAATTTATACTTTCATATTTTTCTACATTATCAGTGTCATAATTATCTCTCCATGTTTTTTCGTCAACTATCTCATCGTTATAGGGCGCTGAAGGATCGTTAAAGTTTCTATTTACCCTATGAGTAAATTGACATAGATAACAATCTCCTCTATAAAGCTCCCATTTATACCCTTTAGTTCTATCATCATCACCAATTATATTACTTAACTATTTTACTAACTAAGAATCTACTTCTGAGATACTATATCTATCAGATATGGCCTAAAAAACAGAAGAATCCTACATTCTAATTGAAAAGTAGTTTTCAAGCTAACCTATAGAGTATTCTGGTATATATATGTTAACAGTTTCAGCTGAAGAGAATTTGTTTTCTACATCATTAAATGCCAAGTAAGGCCCAAAACTTCCTCTAATTATATCAGTATTTATCTTCTTATTAGACTATGTTTCAGAATCCTCTTCGTTATTCTTTTTTGAGTATTCAGATTTATAATCGTCCCCCACACATTCATATCTCCAAGCTTCTTCTGCCTCCCCTGCTCTACTCCTGAATTTTAGGTTATCAATTCCAACCAATTTTACATTGTCGGGAACTCCTACAACCTTAAAATCATAAAAATTTCGTATATTGGTATCATAATAGTCTGGAATATAGAAATGATTCACGTTATTTGAAAAATAATTTCCAGTTCTTCCAGCTAATCCGTTTATACTCTAAGAACTTGTAAGAGAAATAGTATGTAAATTGCCAGTAAATATTTGATTATAGTAAGACTAATTTACTTCATAATCTGGACACAGAATCCCCTAGACTTTTACCTTAGAGGAGTCCTTAGGAATAAAACGTGTAAGAAAATCTGTACTTAATTTTCTGGATTCTTCTGTTTCTACCAATTTATATCCAGAAGGAACTTGTGTATTTCTCCCATCCAACTTTTTCTTTACAAAAATAGAGGATAACGCATACCTAGTTTCCTGAATAGTTCCAGCTACTGCTAACGCAGCTGTTGGTAGGGCAACAGCTCCTCCAACTAGAACAGTAGTTCCTAAAGCAGCTCCTAAAGAACCTAGACCAGTTGCAGCTGCTATTGCCCCTGCAACTGTTCCTAAAGCAGTTGCTCCAGCAGCTGCTGCTCCACTTACTGTAACAGCAGTACCTGCTACTACAGCAGCTGCAGCACCTGCTGTAAAAACGGTTGCGGCAGCTAATGCTACTACTCCTACCGCTATACCAGCCACTTTAGCGATTTTCCCCCACAGATTACTGGACTTCTTCTGAAATTTGAACTAATATCTACTTAGAAATCCTTCTGATATGTAATTAATATCATTTATATCTTCTGTAGTAACATGGGTTTTTTCTAATGATTCTGATAACTATTCCAAAAACCCGCCAGCTGTTGGGATACAGGGGGTATAAGAATTCTGGTCTATCCCTATGGTGATACCCTGGGCTAGAATAGTAGGTATTCTTGTCTATCTTACAAAAAAGTACCCTTTAACATACTTCTCTAGTTCCTTAATAGTATCTTGATCAGTTCTAATATCTATCCCATATATAGTATTAGTGTCCTTGGTAGGAGAGAAGGTAACTACTCCCTTAACATTTTCAAATGAAACGGTACCTTTCGTTCTGTTATCCCCAGAAGACATATCATCAAGCCCTATTAAATAATTGGTTTCTTCGTTATAGTTAATATATTGTCTCTCCCTTTCATTTAGCTCGTTTGTTTTAAATACCGGAATATTTGAAAACTGCCCATCATTGCTATACTATCCATCTATGAATTCTTTAATAGCAGCACCTCCTCTAATGTTAAATACAGGACTTAATTCATTATTCGGCATTATATATACTATTCCAAATCTGTATATCTCCTCTCCCCAATATCCAGTGTAGTCATATATAAATTTACTATCATAGTATCCTAAATCTGATGTTGTTGGATTATACTCTTCATCTATGTCTAACTTATACGGAGTCTAGATTAGATATGGTAAAAATCTTAAAGACAAATCAGATAACTCTTTGTAGGGAATATTTGGTTTATGGACATTTGCCATAAACAACATATTTTGACAAACTGCAGAAGCTTTAGAAGCGTCTACTACATTATAGTTTAAATTAATATCAGAACCTGATATCTATGTAGTTTCTTCAAAACCTGTTACTATAATAGATGCTATCCCGGCATTATTTACTAAATATTTCTTATTGATTTTTATATATTCGGTTACGAAGTTTTCATTAGCTTCTGCTGTATATCTTGAATAATATACAGTAATATAATTATAAGAAGCATCTATATTAGATACAGAAAACATGACATTTTTGTAGCTACTTTCGTTTTTCTAACCAGTATGAATACTAGAAGGAGATCCAAAGCCTATAAACACACTTACTAATCCAGACTCGGCCACAAAATCTGTCTCGTTCCCATCTGCATCGGACAATTTGAAATAAAAATGATAATTTCCAATCTTCATATTGCCTCCAGAAGATGTTCCCATATACTAAACTTTAGGTATTTTAGTTATTCTTTTATATAGAGAAGTATCTATATCAAACTGTTCTCCCTAATCATATATGTTAGTGTCATTATCCCCCTTCCTGTTGACTACTTCGTAAGTATTCTTGCCAGTAGAACTAAACCTACTATTTATTAATCTAGGTATATTAATTCCGTCATTCAATATAAGGTTTACTGACCCGTCGTAACTATACTAAGGAATAATATGTACTGGATGATCTAGCCTAATAGACAGCTAATCTGTTATGAAATCTACCAACTATCCTTTTTCATACAATTCTGGATTTTCATCTGCTCCTACCCAGGAATTGTCCTCTATATATATGTTAAATTTATCTTTTAATTCTTCCAAAGAATAATAATCTCCTTTATATAAATACATATTCTTCGACAGTCTAAAATTTCTAAGAGGATTATACTCATATACTAAAGATCCCTGAGTTGGATATACCTAAGTCTAGGTTTCCAAATTTATACTGCTTTTAATTAACTTAGTCCACATATTTTAAATAATCCGTTAAATATTCGTCATTAACTATACCTCCAATAGTAACATTATGAGCACCATTGAAATATGCTAGCATATCAGATGAATTGTGCTGTGTTTTAGATAGTACCAAATGGTCATTCTATAATGTGAATATCTAGTAAAACTTGCTGTTACTATGATATATCTAATCACTATAAGTATAAATTAATCTACCAGAGGTAGTAGAATTAGTTATAGAGGTTACTTCATAGCTATTAACTGTAGTAGCGGCTCTTACTGTAATATTCGAATATCTTCTATCTATAGTATACAACTTGTTAGAATCGTTTATTTCTGGAATTACAGTATAGTAATCATTTTCCCCAAGTCTAATAGCCATAACACTAGACTATGAATTAGAAATAATCTTTGAAGGCTATATGTAATCAAAGGCAACCTGTATAGGAATGTTCTTCTAAACACTTTGTATTATAAAGTTAACATTAGAGTCGTCTACCACATCATTTATATGCTACTTAATTTTATTAATATAGTCAGATAGCTAGATTCCCTACATTAATATAAGATCATTGTGGTTTTCATAATCCGCCTATACCTAATAAACTACATCCTTTGTAAATTGTGATTTATTGTCCTATAGATAAACTACATTGCTAATAGTCTAAACTTCTATAGCCTATTTCTCTGGAAGTTTAACAAATAGGTTACTTAAAATAGATAGAATAATATTACCTAGATATCTAGTTCCTCCACTTATCTTTATTTTTTGTGTTAAAGAACCAGAAGAAGTTTGCATAGGACAAAGATTATTTAATAGGTGTATCTATCCATCTGTATCTTTCATAACTAATCCTAGTACAAATTGGCGAGAACTGTCTTCATATATGTTGTTATATGGAGGAGCTTTTTTTTCTCCAGAAATAGAACCGAATTTATATTTATACATATAACTAGGATTTGGTGCAGTTGTAGTATCAAAATCATATACGAAATATACAGTTCTGTCAAGTTCGTCTCCGTGAGAATATAGTATTATTCCGATATCGGATGTTAATAAGTCTCTAATATAAGTGCCGTTTACCTAATTGTCCCACATTTTAGTCTTTCCATTAGAATTTTTGGTAATCGCATATCCTTTACCACTACTATAGTAATTTTTAGACCAAGTTCCGCTAAATCCTGGCGAGCCTGAGAATGTTCCCGATTCCCCAGAGGTGTATTTACCAACATGAATCTTCATATCATCTTTATGAAGGATGTCAGCATCGTGCCATCCTCCTGCTATAGTTAACATGGAATCAAATACAGCATTTTGCCTATACAATTTCATTCCAAATTTTGTTAAATCTTCAGAAGTATTAACTAATGGGACTAATACCTATAAGTATTTAGACTATGAAATGCATTCCTTATAATATTTACTAAAATGTACCCCAGTAAGTACTAAGGGAATGCTTGCCGTATTTAATGTTGTTTTAAACACTCTATAATTTTCGATAAAATCTAATTCTCCAGAACTATTTAAATATTCATACTTTCCAGATTCTGTAGTTACACTTAAAGAACTAGAAAAATTTAACGAATATTTGTTAAGATATTTATCATAAGCTTTTTCCCATAATTCTTTGCCGGACCCGGTCTTACTTATACCTAATAGCTTGTATAAAGTAGTAGAAGTTTCTCTAGGATCTAGCAATCCATAAGTGTCTACACTCTAATAGCTAATATCAGGCTACTTAACATATGTAGGATATATTGAATCGCCATATTCATTTTCCCAAGAACTTACTGAATAAATCTCTGGAGTTTCTGGATTATTTTCTATTTTAGACCTACCTAATATAATACTAACTACAAACTTATCCATGTAATTAATACTTCCTACTCGTTCTGCTATTGAAAATGTATTGTAAGTATTCTATAAGCCTATAGTTAATTTGGCGTCTATATTTCCCTAACTGTCCGCTTCTCCATTCTGATTTATTGCCTAAACGGTAGCTGATAAGTTATTAAACTATTCGTCTTCACTTGCTAGAGAGGAAGGCTCGTAAACTTCCTAGATTTTTTTCCAGTTTTTATTACTAGAATACTCTACCCCAATATCTAAATCTAGTATTGCCTATAGTTTCTCAAAATCAGAAGTTGTATAGTAGTACTAATTAAACATAGTATTAGTCCAATACCACCTGTAAAAATATTTAAAGTCATTAGTATTATCAACATTAAAATTATTTAATGCATCTACTGAGCAATACTTTACAGTAATTTTGGCTAAATATAACACATTAGAATATAATATTCCAGCATCGTTACTAAATATTCTAGAAGTATCTGTGATTAATGTTTTAATATCTTCCTACAAATAATAAAAATCATCATCTTGTTTTATTACCTTATAAGTGCCATTGTCTCCTTTATATACTAAGTTAGACAATTCAGTCAAATCTGACTGTAGTCCGGCGTGATATATAGGAGACCCAGTGGAATCTATACTACTTAATTTGTAGTTCCCTGCTTCCCCATTGAGCGGAATGTACTCAGTAAACTATCCAGAATAGGAGTTTTTGTTCATTATTCTGTATGTTGCAGCAACCCCTTGATTATCATAAAAGTCTATCGCTACTTCAGCTACTCCCTTATTAGACTCTGGATAAACTTCTAATCCAAGCGTTAAAGTTCCTATATTTTCAGTATTATAATATTTCCAGTTGGTTAGCTTTATTTCTCCAGTACCTATTTTACTGAAATCTATATAACCGTCCTAAGTTAATTCCTCTAGTAAACCATAGGGCATAGCTGGGGTTATACTATAATGATATATTAAATTAGATATATCTGGATAAAAAATTAATTCCTCCCCATTAGATGAAGTAAATTTCTACATAAAAGGTATGTAAAAAGAAGTAAAGTACTTGTATATAGAAGTTTTGAAATAATTATTTACTATATCGTCAGACATATCTGTCTAATATATTTTTTCGTAAACTCCTTTTCTCACAGCAGTATAATACTATCCATCTTCCTAATGATGGGCATTTACATAATACTTGCTAATAGGCTATCCATTAATATCTCTAGATACCGTTAACTTAGATAATACCTAGTCTTTATATGCAGGCTAAGAGTCTTTCAAATGTTCTATAGCGATTTGTTCGTTAGCTTCATAACTTCCAGAAGTTATAAACTCTTCAAAGGTTCCAGAATAATCTTCTGGCTAATATACTCGCCCCAATTCACTGTACCAATAACTCTACTATATGTTTCCGTTTTTATCATAAAATGCTTTTGGCTACTCTTCAATACTCCAAAAGTCATTGATAGATTTTCCATTATTGTAATCGATACTATAGCTAGTATCTGTATCCTATTTATAGGGAAACCATTTTCCTGCATCAGCTTCGTTCTTACCAGACCACTAAGATTTAGTTAAAACTATGTATTTTGGATTAATATTGAAATTGTCTGCGTTCCAGCCTATACTCCAATAGACATTATAATTTTTTCCTATTGTCTAAGTATCCTCAGAGTAAGTGCTACTAGAGGCAGTATATATATCATAAGTACAGCTAAAAGAGTTTATTTTCTCTAATTCTATTAATAAAGCTAATTTTCCTGACACTTTAGACTAAAATACAGAGTAGCCAGAACTAACTAACGACCTATATTTATCTAAATCAGGAGTAGCTTCACCGTTGGTGCCACTAGCTATAAAAAAATTATCATACCATCTAACTGTTGAATCTAAATAATTAATTTTTCCAGAATCTTCTATAGCAACAACGTGTATTTTCAATAATTTTGGAAATGTTCCATATATATTAGAGGTATTACCGTAATCAGTAATACTATTTTTGTTTTCTTCTAAATTAGAGCTACTTATTATATATTTGTCTCCTGGATTTAACTCTTTTTTATATAAAATTTTCTTACAAGATGATGCTACTAATCTTCCAGTAGGTCCACTGTCTGATAGTTCCTAAAAGTCTGAAGACTTTAAATTTGTCTACAGTTCGCCTATTTCCTAGCTACTTATATTTCTTTCTGGGCTTGGGAAACAACCAATCTGAGATTTGTTAGTAATTGGGTTATAAGATACTATATAAATAATATCCCCAAATTCACAAGTTCCCACTGGAACATACCCCTCCGGAAGATATGCTGTCTCCACTCTTCCATTACCCATATCATTCTAAAGAGACATCTCGTTCCCATTAAATGTTAACAAGGTAGCATTAAGTGCAGATGTAAGAGTTGTAGCCTATGTATTATCTGGAGCGAAATCCATTACTAATCCTTCTGCGAATGTATTTTTCGCAGTCATAATTGTATTAATCATCGTTTCTCTTGTTTTTGTTATATTTTCTTAAATTATCTGAAATAAATTGATAATTATAATTAGTTAATAATATATCCTAAAATTTTAGAGGTTCTCTAACTAAGATTAGTTCTGCTTTATCTGTAGTTAATTCTTTCTTATATAAACTAATTCCGAAATCAACTGGCATAGGTAATCTGAATATTGCTACTCGGTTACTTTCTGATATATTACACTCATCATATATTTTGTAGAGGATGATCTTAGAAAAGGTAAATCTTTTCTTTGGTCGTCCTCTTTTATTTTTCTAACTCAAATATTCGTTATACTAATTCTAAGTTAATGCAAAGTAATAGTATCCATCCCAAGGGATGTGCTTGCGTTTATACATTATTCGTAATTTAATTCTCATTTTATTTTTGTAGTACTCAAAATACTTTAGAGAATCATTCATTAACTATCCACAATAAAACCAAAATCCATTTCTGTTAATTAGAGTATCTCCTCCATAACTATTATGTAAGTATAACGATTTCCATCCGTATTGCAAAATTCTTTTAATATCCGACTTAGGAATATTTGGATATTCTGCACAAATTTGGTCGTAGTAATCCTATATAGTTTTTAGTACCATAACAATTAATACTATTTACCTCTGTTAGTATTATCTACGATTCTCTACTTATCTTTTGCTGATAAGTATATAGGTTTCTCTCTTGGAAGCCTCTTTTCACTCTACATCTCTAGAGTAAGCTAATATCCGCTAAAGTTAGACATTACAAAGTCTATGTCATTCCATTTTCCATTCTTAAATGCCTTCTTAAATTTTTTACCTTCTGTTCTTTTCATATACATATATGCCTATGTCCTAGCCATTCCAGGTAATTTAAAGTGGACATTGTTATCTATAATATCATCTACTACCATCTGAACACTTTTGGCAAATATAGATGCCGCCAAATCTCTTTTATTTCCATCAGAGTATGTTTCCTTACACTAGTCTGAAGTCATTTTCAGTTTTTCTACTGGGAAATTCATAAAAATGTCATGCAAAGAAAAAGCATGACCCATTGCATAATTCTTATTACTCATAATCATAAACAAAAATAGGGAGACAAATTGCCTCCCTATATATTTTACATAGTTGGTTTATAGCTCTTGTTATAAAACTTACGTCCCCAAGAAGCCTATACATTAAGTATTTTATCCATCTCTTCTTGAGATACATATTCTGGAACTCTAGCCGCTAAGCAATGCTGTAGCCACTAGCGCTTCAAGTCCTAAGCCATTTTCAACACATTCTAATTGTTAGTACGTATTGCTTCCTTGTATTTCTATACATAGGCAATATATTCAGCTATTGCGATAGCTTCTTTATCGTTTATTTCGGGAAGACCTTCCTCGTCAAGTAGTATTCCATGATATAGAATATTTACTTTTCCTGCACCTTTATTAACATAAAGTTTATCTCCTACTCTTTTATATTTAACGAACTTACCGCTAACATAAAAGGGATCTAGGAAAGCTTTTCTACTTTCAATGTAATTCTCAGTGTACAAAGACTATATGTCTCCAAACTCTTTCGTATTACTAGTGTAGTCCCAATCCTCTGGACCACAATAGGTTACAGCCTCTATAATGTCTACATTACAAGGTAATTCGACTGACCCATCCTAACAATTTATATCTAATAGTGCTCTATACAGTCTGGTGTTTTTATTTCCAATAAAATTGTATGCCACTAAACCGATTTCCTCTAAATCATCATTATCTCCCTCAATATCGTATAGCGTCTAAGCTAAACTTATAGCGTAATGAAAATTATTAAGTCTACTCATAGCGTTTCCATTTAAAGTTTTTGTAAATATGGTTATTCTTTCCATCTATATATGCTCTTAGACAATCCCTTCCAACTCCACAGTCTCTAGCCGCAGAATTAATAGAATCAAATTTAGAGACAATAGTATCATCTAGATCACATTTCAGAATAACCTATTTCTGTGCCTTTTTGGGATTTATTTTTATTGTAGGAGGTATCTCATAAGCAGACTTATATTTAAATATGTAGCCTCCTGCTTGATATCTCTTTCCCTTAAGAACTGATGCTATATTACAAGCCTTTATTCCGACATAAAGTTCCACATCTTTAGCACTCTTCCACTCCTAAACAAAACGACCCTATAAATCGTATTGTAGTATTGGAAGCTTTCTAGATTCAGAGGCTTTTTCTACTGATTCTCTACTCTACTCGAAATAGTCTCCACCGGTACTACTATTATACCCATTATTATAGGAATCATATAATAATATATACTCGACTTCTTTCTAGTTTAAGATAGTAATAAGATCGTGTTCATTTTCGGTTTCTATATTAAATAATATCTCATACTGGAAGTTTTCAGGACCATATTTTTTTCTTGCTCTTTCTATTTTTATTCCAGCATATGGTTTATTTAAGTTGCTCCACCTATATCTTCGGTCCGCTTCATTTCTAGTCTGCCCAATATACACCTTCTTACTGGGAGAGGTATATTTATAAATAATACCCTAATACATATCATCCTCCTGTTACATACTACTAATCATTAGGTAGAGGCTAAGCTGCAACCTATCTATAATAGTATAATTTTTCCTTAGTTAGTTTTTCCTTAACTAGCTAATCAATAAAGCTAGTATTTACATCAGGCCCATTAAGTTCATCAGTATTACAGCAACTGTACTACTTTAGCTATCTTGGGTCTTTGAATACTGCAACTACGGAAACCTGCTACAAGAATGGTGCATTAAATAGAAAACAATCTAACATTCCGTTTGCATTTGGTGCGAAATCAATCCAAACGTAGGGTTTTTTCTAACTTCTTTTTCTATACTTTCTGTTATTAAATTCAGATAACGATGTTACTATCGTAAACTTATTTTGCCTATCAGTAGAACCTATATACTCAATAGCTTGCTTTCCGTACTATGAAATAACTTGTGGTATTTCGAAATGAGCTGTTATAGTATCATCCGCACTTCTCACTCCACATTTACATCTCTCAAGAGACTCACAGTCTACGTCGATGCAGTTAATCGCTATCAATAGGTCTTTGATAGGAAATATTCCTCTGAGAAAATACTAATGTAATATGGATAATCTACAGGCTACTATTTCATCCTATAGCTAGTCCATATTCATAGATAAATTCTAATGATAACCTCTTAGTCCAGATACAACATCATTACGAATTTGGGATGCAAGTTTCTCTATATACATTATTCTTCTGTTTTATCAGGATTAGTCATTATCCTATGTTTGCAAGTAAAGTTATAACATCTTATTCCTTTTAAATAAGTAACTTTAGATTTTAGAGTGGCAATTTCATTACATTTTGCAGATATGGCTTGGGATTTCTCTAACATAATTTTATCCATTTGCTCTCTCAATTCCGATATCTACTTTCTAAAATCGCCTTCAAGCTCATGGTAATCCTTTATGTACTTATCACACGTCTTCTACAAATAATCATACTAGTCTTGTTTGAGGTCCGTTTTTTTCTACTCAACATCGACCATTGAAGATTCGGCTTCAGCTTCTACTTGTTTCTTTTTGCTCTTAAAAGTGCAAATATAAGTAATAACTGCGCCTATACCACCACTGCCTATTACTGCTAAGGCCCATTCTAAAATTGACTGTTCCATACCTTAATTAAAAGAAAAGGCGGAACAGGGTAGTCCCGCCTTTAGTTTATTTAAGCACCTAATTCATCTTCTTCATCTTCACTTACAGAAGATACAGATTCAGCATCAACGTCTACTACTGTTCCGATAGTAGCTAATGCTGCTTCCCAAGCAGCAATTAGTGTAGAATCATTTTTTACCCAGAACACATGAGTAGTAAAAGAAGTCATTCTTTGTCCTACAGCGTGTAGACCATCATTAGTAGCTGGAGCTTCATACTCTACAATATATTGGTTGTAAATAGCTCCAACGATAGGAGTTTCTACCTGACGGATATGAGTCCATTGGTAGTTTGCAGCGGTAGGTAATCTTAAATCTTTAATGATTTGAGAATATGTACCGAAGCTATTCTTACCTCTTTCATCCAACTTGATGTCTGTAGCAGCAGTTTTAGTTGGGTCTAATTCTGCAACTTTATCTGCATAATCATCATAAGCATCGAATGTGCTAATTTCGATTTTGCGGAATCTCTGATATTCAGTAGCTCCTTCGAGAACAAGTTTACTACCAGTTACAGAAACATTAATTAGGTCTTTATCACATAAGAATACATGATTCTTTTTAAGCATATCTGCTACATTTTTGGCAATAGTAGCAGCTTCGTCAGCTTCTTTAACGGTAAATTCAATCCAGAATGGCATACCTTTTTGAACCCAGGGAGTTGAATAAATGTAAGGTTCTGCGCCTTCAACACCCAAATAAATATCGAGTCTGCAATATGTTTTTGCTCCTCCTGCTTTTAAAGCAGCTAAAAGAGTAGTATCACCGAAATCAATAGTAGCTTTACAAGGCACTGCCTCATATCCAGCTCTCTTTCTAATAGCTTTTACGCATCCCTTAACGAATACAAAATCTCTTTTAATCTTTAGAGCATCAACTTCTTCTCCGTCGATGTTTGTTTTGCCACTCTTGAAAAGATAGGTATTATCAGTACCTTTCCCGTTCAATTTACTTGAATCTGGATCCAGATTCGAATTGATAATTGTCTAAGTTTGAAAATTTAAACCTGTTGCCATAATTAATTAAAGTTTAATTAGCCTTGTTGAGGGGCTGGTTGCTATTGCCCAGTTGGTCTAGCAATAGATTGAGTCATCTAAATATTGTTACCTAGTCTTGGGTTATTTACACGCTCCATTACTAAGTGTACCAACTCGTTTATAATCTCTTGGTTTACATAATCTGGGAACTCCATAATTTGAGAAGTATCTTCTGTTAAGTCTATTTGCTCTTGAGTTAAGCGAATAAACTGAGGACACTTAACATAATCAATCTGCACTTCTACTAATTGGAACAAACTATCATCCTTACCATATCTAATTTCACAACGAACATTAGAAGTATTTCCAGCTCTCAATGCGATGGGTTTTTCAACTAGAGATACTTGAGTATCTTTTCCATTTACATTAAGCTTAAATGTTCTTTGGAAGTTAGAGTTTTGACTTTCAGGAGAAGTTCCTCCAGCAGTTCCTGCATCAATATCATTATCTTCCCACTCTCCTCCAGAAGCTGAAGTAACCTGATAAATGCCATTCATATCAGTACCAACTTCTTCTAATCCTGTTCCTGTTTTCACAGAAGTTCTAGGGTCGGTAGGTAATACCTACTATTGGTTAAGATTGTGGACATAATAGTACGGACGCATAGGCGAAGGTCTATTATAAATGTCTGTAATGATTTGACTCCAAGAATCGGCAGTTAATCTTGTTGCAGGGATTTCAATATATGAGCCTGCATCCCAGCAATCTTTTTGTTTAGCAACATAATAAATGCAAACACAATTCAACATATGTAAGTAGTCAATAGGCATATACACTTCATACGTAGCACCGTGTAGAGATTGAATTGAGCGATGGGCTTTACTTAAATAAGATGAAGCCTAACCAGTGTATCCTCCTTCTGGAGAATCCTAGTTACCAGTAACTGCTTTTGTGTTCTAAATAGCACTATCTTTTGCAGCTCCAGACGCTCTTCCTGCAAGTTCTACCTTGTGAGGAGTCAAGAAAGTCGTAGACTTCAAGACTCTCAAATCATCAGTAGTTTGCTAGTTAATATCGTACACGTTGTATACCTTATTAATATACTAGTTTATAGCTTTATTAAATAAATAGTTAAATTCATAAAGCTTAAGTGAAGGTGCTTGAATTTTACTAAGTTCTATTAGTGTAGCTTCAAAAACCTGTCTTGCGGTCATTTCGCATTATATTAAAATATTGATAATTAATCTTCAAACACGTCTTGATATGTGTCTTTTCTGATTAAGGCTAGGGTTTTACTATTTCTAGATAATTTCATCCATTCAATTACTGCATTATCAGTAGCACCTAATGCAACTTTACCATCTTCTCCATAAACGAAGAGTCCGTCTTTTTTAACGATAACTCCTTTTTCACGAGCTTCTATAAATAACATACGAAGTTGAATATCTCCACCAGTATAGCAGTTAATAATCTTTTCCGGAGTTTTCTCAGCTATAGATAATAGGTAATCTTCAACATCAGCATTTGGCTGATTTTTCATATCTCTACCTAAAACTTTAGCTACAAGCAATCTTCCTTCATATCCGCGTTCGTCATTCATAATATAATTAGAAGCTTCTACAATAAGTTTACGTCTAGTAACTCTACGTTGAGCTTCAAATCCAGGTCTATCTACATAAAGTTCAGCAGTACCGTATCTAGGTCTTTTTGACCTCGGGTCTACTGTTCCGTCGATTAGATAATCACCCTTCTCATTTTTCGCAAATCTGTCAGGAGCGATTAAGTCACAATTTTTAATTGCCTCCCAAACAGCTCTATCATAGACATCATCTAGATTGAAAGTCTTACCATCTTCTATTACAAATAACTCAGTCTCTGGAATATATGCAGCTAGTCCTTTTGATTCATTTTCAATTTCTTCTGGGGTGAGAATAATATCTCCTTGGGAGTTTACTCTCTTTACACAATCTGCGTATCTACCACGAGCATCCTTTTGTGGTTGTATGTAATATTTTTGTCCGACTTTACCAAATACACTTCTTAATACAACGATGTTACTTTTTAAATCTCCATCTTGTACTTCATTAACCTTTTTTGCCATAATTCATATTCATATTTTAAAGAATTAGGTGGGGAAGCACCTCGTTCCCCACCGTATCTATTTTATTTTTATTTATCTTATTCTATATTTGTTATTTTTAGATAGCCCCTATAAGGTTTTTTATATTTAACAGCACTTCTCATACTAGACTCTTTTAAGTTTTCATTAGGAAATAACTTTATAAAGTCTGTTATGCTAATATCCCACTCTTCTCCAGTTTTCATATTTACTATATGTCTGAGTTTTTGTCTAGCTTTTGATATCTTTTCTCTAGTATCTTCTCCATAAACTTTTCCCCTATGGAAATCCCCAATTTTCTTTCTAGTTTCTTCTGAAACTATTCTGCCTTTGAGTTTAGAAGATATTTCTTTTTTAGCCTCGTCAGAGTGGTGTTTTCCAAACATCCCATTACGCTCTCCAAAACATTTTCTCTTCTCTATCCATTCTGGAGATTGTTTAGTGCCTGTCATATCTGGAGTATAGTCAAAATACTTATTTATACATAATGGATTATCTATTACTGATTTAAGTAATTTAATCTCTCCTCCATTTGCTAATTTTCTAGTAGGAAAAACTTCTAGTATTTCTTTTTTGAGATTATCTTTATGCTCTTTAATATAAATCTTATTCCATATGGAACTTGAACCCATATAAGAGTCCTCTTCTATACTACATTTACAACTTCTTACCCCGATGTAAAATTCTCCAGTACTAATATTTGTAATTTTATAGTTATAATGATACATATTTATAAATTTTAAGTTCATTCAATAATAAATTTTACAACGAAGAATACAAAAATTTTACATCGGAATATAAAGTTATTTTAAAAATTTACATCTAACTTAAGTATTTTACATTACTCCTTGCAACGTAATATAAAACTTCTGTAGGGATTAAATACTGCAATACCAGCATATCCATGGATAGTCATCATACCTCCAGCAACAGGAGTTGAAACAACACCACTGTCACCACCTGAGCGACCACCTACACCAAGTACTTCGTTAAAGATGTAGTCTTTTCCTTTCAGAGAGTACATAGCTACAGGAGGTTGAGTAGAAGTCTTACCAGTTGTAAGGTCAATACATAGAGCGTATGGTTCTAAGAACTCTCTACTTAATGTTCTATCAACTTTAAATGATACAACATTTCCACCCCATTCGTAAGCGTCAAATGTAGCACCTACTTTGATGTATTTTCCTTCTCCACCTCTAGACCACAAGTAAGCACCATCAGTCTTACGAGTAGATAGATAATCTCCAAGAACTCTCTGTACAATTCCCCACATTCTTTCGTTTACCATGAATACAAAGTGATTACCAGTAGGTTTCTCAGCCTTTTCTACCATAGTAGAGATAATTGTGTGGAATGTGTTAATAGTTACTCTATTAGCAGCATACTTAGAAGCAAATCTTTCGATTTGAGGAATCATACCGTCACCAATAGGAATTGGACGTCCAGTACCTCTATCAGAGATAGTAGCTTTACCGTCTACTCCGATGTTTCCTTTAGCTAATAGAATCATATTTTCACGAGCATATAAGAAGTTTTCAATTAAGTTCTTCTTCATAGGCTCAAGTTTGTAAATCTTTTCAGTTAAGCATCCTTGATTTTCGCCTTTACCAACCTTAATGAAAGTATCTTCCATTAATGCATATTTAGAAGAGTAGCTATCGTCAACACGAATAGTTGTCATATAGTTTCTCATCTTTTCAACGTTAGATTGATACTTAACGAAACCAGTATCATGCAATTCTGGCTTAGCATTACCAATGAAACGAGTTGTATCACCAATTTGACATCCATCCTTATCCAGGATTGATGAGTAGTCATCATCAATAAGTCTTACCATTACAGACCACATATTGTCTGCTTTTCTAGTAGGACGAGATACAACAAAACATTGCTATCCAGTTTTTTCAATTTTGAAAATTTCGTGTAATTGATAATAGTTTTCTGGGAAAATCATTTCAATTTCTGAGCCATCAGCTCCATCTTCAACAGGCACTGCTGCGAAGGGGATTCTCTTAATATAATTAGTTTCTACTTCCCATTCGAAATAAGTAGAATCAATATTCTGGAATCCAGTAGCTTTCTTGGTATCTCCGTAGAAAATATTTCTTAGAGCTTCTGTCAAGAAAGTTGCAGTAAGTTCCGGATAAAGACGAGATACAACGCCTAAACGGTGAGGTCTTTCTCCCAAGAATTTACTAAAATCTTCATAAGTTCTAGTGTCACCCATCGTTGGGCGATTAGTTACAAAACTCGCTACAAGCATAATTATTCTTTTTAAATGTTAATAAATCTTAATACCAATCTTCATCATCTATAAACACATCGTCTGTGGTTTTCTTTTGTGAAGCGGGTTTGTTGAACACCAATTTAGCTTTAGGTTTTCCTTGTAAATCTAATTTGGCTTGCTCATAACCTCTTCTATAGTTATCCTGAATCTATTTATTTAATTCTTCTACTATTTTATCCTCATTAAGAATCCAGAATGCAGCTTTAGTAAATAGGGCAGGGTCATTCATAGCTCTACCAAATGCACTTAATCCTTGGTCATCTATTTCTAGCATAAATGAGGATAAATCTTCTATATCGTCGTCAGATAGTTGCAGCGGTTGTCCAGCAAAGGAATCAAGTTCTTTAATCTGTCCTTTAATAGAGTCAGCAAATCTATTATAAGCAGCTTCCTCTCTTGCGGCTTTCTCGTTAGCTATCTGAGCCTCTTCATCTTCCTGAAGTCTTATGTACTCTTTGCGGAGTCCTTCTACTGTTTTCTTGAATAAACCTTCATTTTGTTTAGCTAATTCAAGTGCTTGATTAATTTCCTCATCAGAAATATCCGACCCGACTTTATGTAATAAATCCAATGCATAAACTTCGTCGTCAGAAAGATCGTCGACTTTATATCGTTTAGTTGGTTCTGTTTCTGGCAACAGAGATTGAATATACTCGTCAGGAGTCATTCCACTCTCTCTAATTGTATTAATAAGCTACAATTCGGAGTCGTCAAAGTCCTACTGTTCTACTTCTTGGTCAATCAAGATATTAATCTATTCTTCTCTGCTTAGAGAGTCCCAAGCTCTTTCTACAATAGCACCAGTTTCGTCTTCGAATTTAATTTTTCCTGGGTCAGTAATACCTTTAAGACGTAGTACTTCAGTTGTTAAATCTTCATCTGGCTATGCAGAAGGCTTTTGCTAGCCTGCAGGCTAATCACCTTCATTACCTTCTGGTTTTTGCTGTCCAAGGTCAATGTCCCCAAACTCGTCGTCTTCAAAAATTACATCATCAAAATTTTCCATATTCATATTCATTTTTTAATTAATCATACAATATATAAGCATTGATTAGTTATACAGCAATTAAAACCTAACTAATTGTTAAATTTTAATAATAAAAAATTATAGTTTCATAATAAATACCAAAGAATAAGAACGTGGTTCTATTTTCAAGGGTTTATTAGGCCATTCAGAATCTGACAAGGTCTACTCTTCGCTAGTAGCAGAAGATAATGAAGTCCCTTCATCTGTCCCCAAAGATATAGAATGGGTATGGCTTCCACCAGTAGCAGTACCTCCCTATGTCTTTATATTAGACACTCCATCTACTGTCCCAGTTTCGGTAGTGATGCCTTCTCCGGTTACAGAAGTAACAAAAGTCTTAGAAACTGATTCTATACCCCAGTTGTAATCAGAATATTCCAAAGATACAGATAGATCTCCAGAACTTCCCGTAGTTCCAGATAAATCCCCACTTAAGCTGTGAGTATGGGCTTTATGAGGATGACTATGTTTTGGTAAGTAATCCTATGAAAGAATTAATTCATTATTTTCGTCAAGTATAGAGTCATTGTCTCCGACTTCATCTGCTGAGGCAACTGCTTTAATAAATTTTCCCACTAAATTGGGAGTTCCGTTAGTTCCGTCACATATTGCCCATCCGTGAGGAATTTCTGTCCCACTCCACATTAAAATAACTCCAGAAGGAATGAGAAGAGAAGAGTTAGACATTACCCTTAATTTTCTCACTCCTGCTTCACTATATACGTTAACCTATGTAGTCTCATCTGAAGCTAACAAACTTCTAATAATTTCGTCAGGAGTCTGAATCTCTCCAGTCATTGTAGACTAAAATTGGCAATTTTTAAATGTTAAAGAGGAATCCTAGAATAGAGAGACATTATTTACTACATAATTGAATGTGCAGTTATCCAACATAGAATTAAAAGTAGTATTTGATACATCTTCTTTAAATGTGCATTCCTATATAACCCCACTACAGACAACCTAATCAAAACTTCCAAACATAGTATTATTATTGAAAGTACTATTAATAAATAGAGGATGCCTCTAATCGTAGAAACTATTACCATAACAAGGTGTTTCTAGTATAGCATAGTTAGGTAAATCCTCTAAGGTCAATACTGTTCCATTATGATTAATTTCTACTCTTATATTAGACAAGTTAATAGTATTATTATAGAAAACATTAGAATTAGTATTGTCAGACCCTCCGAAAGTATAATTCCAAATCCCATCACGTAGGAACTTTAGGTGTTTAAAGTTATAATTACAAGAATTACCATACTTATCTGTCATTTTTGTTATTAACCCCAGCGCCTGTACGTTGGTTCCATCAATAGTGTAAGTTTTATCATAAGAAATGTCGTAACTAATAATATAATCTGTGTCTTCCTCCAAAATGCATTTATCCTAATAGTATTCATAATTGTTCTTTGCAGTTACTATGAGCGGATGGACATTAGAGGGATTTGATTCTGTTGCATCTTCTGGAAGAATTTCAGGCTCTGCTAACTCCCAGAAATTTCTGAAATTATAAAGTCTATACTATACGTTAGCATCCATCTTAGCGCTTTGTACTAGACTCCTAAAATCCTCAACGGATATATTGATATAGTTTGATGGTAAAGAAGCATCTTCTCTTACTATAATCTTATCTACTTCTAAGACAGACTTATTATCCTAGTTATATAATCTATATCCAGTATTAGATGTGGCTCCGTAGGAATATAAAGATGTAGAATTCATAACTAAATCACCGTTTACCTATATCTTACCATCCTATAAAGCCAAATAAGACGTATTGCCAACCTATAAATCTAAAGAATTAACAGCACGAATAATACTCTCAAACAATTCTATCTCTCCTACAGTGAGTTTCGTAAATTTATCTGTAGAGTCATTATTTGACTATATCTTAAATTCGGAAATAGTTCCGTCTTTTATTAAAAATAACTGTCCTAAATCCTTAATAAATACTAGACCAGTTGTAATGTTAGCATTTTTTGCGTCCTCTAAAGTGTTATAATTAAAGCCTATGTTTATTAGAGCCTGATCCTTCTATTCAGAAGTTAACATCTGTTTTTCTAGAAAAGAAATATATTGTTCTCCAGAGCTATTTAATGGTATTTTAGTTCCATCTATAGAAATCCATACTTCGTTGCCTTCTTCAGTAGGTATTAAGTATATTCCATTATCTGAAATATCATCGGAACTAGATGCAGTTTTTAATATATTAGTGCTAGAAGAGGCAATTTTACCATTCTTTATAATATCAATAAACTTGCCACCCCACTAAACTTTTAAATCTCCTTTTGTTTTTATAATAAAATTAGAATCGGTAGAACCAATAGTATTATAGGTTTTACCGAACATATTGGTTTTACCTTCTCCCATATTATTTTATAGTCAGTACTTGTCTTCTGTTTCTATTAGAATAACTTATGTGAATCCAATCTAAGTTATGTTCATCTATTAACTAATCGAATGGTAATTTCAATTTTTGAGCTAAATCAAATAACTTTTTATTTTCCGATTTAGTATCTAAAACTGTACGTATATCGGCAGCCTATCCAGTCATGTGCTGACTATTACTAGCTCCTCCTACAGCCTTGTTTAGGGCTGGACATCTATATCCACTAGTAACAACGATTGGCTTCCCATATGCCTCTCTAAGAGGGTCTAGAACATTTTCTATAAGAGCTATCAAATTTTGTTCCTATTCTTTAGACGGAACATTTTTAATTCCCTTCTACTAAGCAGTAGTGCTCTTTGTTAGTTCTTTGATAGTAAAAAATTTCATAAGATTATATGTTTATATGTTTACAGTAATATATAGTCATAACTAGTGATTTATCAAAACAAAAATAGGAGAACTTCCCAACTTAGGGAAATCCTCCTACTAATTATATATAGTTATCTAATCCAGTTTCTCAACTATGCTTTAAATAACTTTTTTGCTAATTGACCACTTAGATAAGCAGCTTTCTCGGAATATGGGTCAATACCAAACTCTTTACATATATGCATTTCAACATGATTCTTTTCATGGTTATAAGTATCTATAAATTCCTCAGCGGAATCAGGTCTATTTATAACTATGATGCTTTTGTGTTCTTCTTGGTTAGTAAACGTAAAACCTGAATTTTCGTAATCCTCTATCCTAGAAGCTGCCCTATGTAAAACATCGTCTGGACATCCCAAATCCTCTAATCTACTCAAAATGTATTGAACATTGGGATTTTCTACAATTATGCAAACTTCTATATCCCAATCGTATTTCTCAAACAATACTCTGAAATGTGTCATATCACATCCTCCCAGTCTACCATAGTTCCGTTAGCTACCATAGTAGCATACCATCTTCTCATAGTAGTACCATCTCCAGCGTCTTCATCGTCTATGGTATCTTTAATGTAAAGAGCAAAATGCCTTTCATCTGTTATACTACTTCCGTAATAATCAGCCTTACACATATTGCCAACAAATACATAATCATAGCCAACATTATTTTCTAGTTTAATGTTATTCTACGTTAATACCTTATCAATGTATTCTTTGGATACTGGCTCTAGGGATTTTCCTCCCTTCTTCATAAAAGAAATAGCGTATGAACACAAAGCCTTATTGAAATGCCAACCGTAGTTTTGTAAGTACTTACGCATATACTTTGGCATATCGTCATACATATCCAAAGCTGCTCTCATATCAATAGTATCTTGGGTAGTCCTCGTCGTCGTAGTCAGAATCTCTCATTCCTCCACGTCTACGTTTTCCGTATCTTTCCATGTAGTGTTCACCAGATTTACTTTCTAGTTCTGATAAACAATGCATCAATTTCTTTCCATGCTTAACGATTTGTTCAGCACAATCTGAAAGATGCTCAAATTTTGACTCCTGAATTTCAATTATTGTTGCCATGTTGTTCCTATTTTAAAGATGTTTTAATAAATTCTCTGAACATTTCTTTAAGGGAGTTTATTTCTTCCCTTAAAGCCTTATTCTCCTGTTCTTGTCTTTGTTTCTCAACTATTTCTGGATTTAATTGCGATAGAATTTCGTCACATCCTCTAATAATACTCTAATGTGTTTCGATACTATTAATTATATCCAGGCTTCTTTGCTTCATCGAAGAAACTTCACTATTCATTGCTTCTTTGTTGCAGGAAACCACAATATTGTTTCCGAAATCCGCAATGTCTCCCATTGCAGGTAATTTCTAGAAACTAGCAGATGTGCCGTTTATTTCGGCCGTAATATCCACTATCATTTCCTGATTATACATTCCTGGGTTTCCATACTTTGGAACTGGTATGGATACGTTAGTAACCTTACCAATTTCCAGAGTAGGGACAGAATCTTTATGCAAGATAAATAGCTAATTACTATTCCTTAAATTCTAAAATGCCATTATACAACCCCTGTTAATAATTGTAATGTATTAGTACTGTGTTCAAACCAGCATAAGTAAATACCTGTTCCTGGTATCATCTATTAAAGCAATAATGTTTGATAACAATACATAATGAATAGGCACTCTGTGCCAAGAACAAAATTGGAATATGTAAGATTGTAGATATAGAGTAATAATAAAACATATTGAAAATCCTCCAAATACATTTAAATAGTAATGAGGTAACTCATAATAATTCAATACTACAAATACAGTTTCCATTAATGCTAAAATAAATGGAATATATTTTAAAACATAAATAAGAATTTTATAAAGATGTTTATTTACACTTTTTTCCTGCTTTTCCACCTTTTCCGAATCCTCCCTTAGTACTAGATACTTTTCTTCTTCCCATAATTGTTATTCCTCCGTTGAAAAATGTTCCAATATAGAATCTATTACTGTATCTATATATGCAACAAACTTATCTCTATTAGGTTCTGCAACATTAAAGTTAGTAGAAACCATAGACGTATCAGCTGGCTTAAAATATCCGCAGTCTCCTAGATATTCTGACAATTCCCCAGAAACTGTTACAGAGAAATTTATATTAATAGCACCACTTACATCCTTGCTAGCAGTTCCCTCCATTACCCAGCTATCGACTGTATCTGTAATTTTATAAGTCTCATTCTATTTTACAATTTCCATAATTACTCGTTTATAAATAAATCAAATATAATCTCCATTAGGTCAGCAGCCTTAATAATGTTTCCATTAATTTCTACATCATTTCCAGAATTAACATCTAAAATGTCTGAGTACTCATCTAATGATAAAGTATCATCTGGTATATCTAAGACTTCTTCTAATCCCTTTTGAATAAGATATTCCTAATATTCAGAATTAGTCTTGTTATTTAGCTCGTTAAATCTAGCATCCTCTTCTGGTGTTCTATCAGCTTTTTCAGACAGCTCTCTTAATTCATCTGTAATAATCTGATTGGCAAACTCTTGAGCATCGGCATCAAATTGTTTCTTAATTTTATTGTAAGCCATTCTAATGCGCATAATCTTTACTTTTAACTCTTTTGGGAGTTCCTTATCACCGTCTTTAAGAATAATCTTGGTGATTACATTTTGTTTTGTCAATACATCATTTAACGTCATAAATCATTAATTTTTGGTTTATACTAAACTAAATAAATATAAACTATTTTAAAAGTTAAAATTTATTAATTATTCTAGAGTATTAGTTATGTATGTAAAAGACACTTTATTTGGTAACTAATTTGCTTGGTAAGAATAAACATATAACGTTGTTCCAGAAACATAAAAAGTGGCCCATCTAAGGGCTGACCCACCACCTTTAGAAGCAGACTATCCAGTTGTATAAACAGCTGATGGGAGATTAGTTAAAAGGGTAGTTGTTCCCGTAGACCCGTTCCCACCTGAAGACATATTTATAGATACACATACCACCTAACCATATCTAATTACATAAATATATCCGCTTATATCAAAAGCGCTAAAATAATGACCACTATTCACAACTTTATAACTGTTGGCTGCATTAGGAATTCCATTATTAATATATATAGGAGTCGATGAAGATCCTATAGTATTAGTATAGTCGTCAATAGAGTTAGTACCGCTATAATAAGCTAGTTTGCCAGATGCTCCAGAGTTAACTGTAGCATTTAAGTAATATGTCATAGCAGTAACAGTTCCATTAGTTACATATACTCCTCTATTTGAGGCACCAGCATTACCCTTGGCGAAGTCCGCTAATGATTTGTAGGAGCCTCCAGCTAACAATACATAGCTATTACTATTTACTGAATTATGATAAAAACCAGCACCTGCTCTAATATATCCAGAAGACCATGAGTTTCCAGTAACATGTGATTTATAAGTATCATTATTCGGAGAAGTAGCTCCTACAGTAATTCCCCCATTAGTAACTAAATATCCATCTGTTCTTATCTATCCAGTATTTTGATAAACCGACTTGCTTCCATAGGTTCTTATCCATGTACTATCAGCCATATACCAGCCTCCACCATAACTTTCGGAATACCATCCTGTACTTCCAGTACTTCTGAACCAGTTTGAAGTATAACAAGTATTGAAGGTAGGCTAAGTTGATGTGCTAGAAGCTGTCGATACAGCTACATTGGCCCAATATCTAGTTCCTGTCCAGAATCCACTATCATTAGTTAAATGACTAGTATTAGTAGGGATATTTACTGTATTTATACCAGTAAGAGGCTTGTATGATAATGCACTAAATTTTCCGGCAGAAAATGTTAAAGTAGGGGTAGATATAGCAGCAGGAGCACTAGTAGTTGGAGCAACCGACTATGAATTAGTAGTGTAAGTAGAAGTGTGTAAAGTAGCACTAATATTGTGAGATATGTAGAATAGGTACTTACCTCCTCCTCTCACATATACATATTCTACAGAACTATTAGATAGCTGTCCTACACCTCTTACTGGATCAGAATCAGCAAATGCATAATCCGATACCAATATACGCCTGTTAATAGGATTAGTTCCCCAACCTAAACCGTTAACTTCCCATATTTTTCTTACTGAGAATCCATTAACGTGAGTAGACCATGATGGTTTTGTTCCTGAATTAAGAGAGACTCTGCACTCTATTCTTACATTAGAATGACTTCCTATACTAAATGTTACTGGATAGTAAGTACTTGTACTGAGAGCGGAAGCATCTATAGTTCTAGCGAACATTACATATCCATACTAGTAAAATGACGCAGCGTGGTATCCATCTAGCATATCAGAATTTAAGTTTTCTACAACAGTAGTAGAAGAAACCGTGAATGGTGATGTCCCAGTTGCTACAGTAAATTTTTGCTAAGTGCTAAAGGTTTTAATCCCACTAACAGTTTGATTAGTAGTTAAAGTTACATACCTGGAGTCTAATGTTTCGGCATAATTGTTATTATCTAATAAGACGTACCAACTTCCCCAAGTATTATTATTATAGTCTTTATTTCTATGTCTTATACTTCCAGTCTTTCCAGAATCAAACCACAACTGAGGCTACCAATGATTTGAATGGATTGAAACTATATCTAATACTTCTCCGTAGGTAGTTGGACCTCCGTCATTATAAACCTCATAAACTGTCGCAGTTCCTATATAAGAACTATTAGAGGTTTTAATAGTACTCCATAAGTCGTTATTTGTAGTTCCATTATAACAACTTACAAGCTTTAATTTACCAGCTGTGGCGGAATTAGTAGCATAGGGAATAGTAATATTATTAGTAGTTCCGTTCTTAGTCCACGTTAAGTAATTTCCACTTGTACCTAA